TCTTGAGCCTTCATTGTATAACTCTTGAGCTAAAACAGTAGCTGTTGTTGTACCATCACCTGAATAAAGATTTGCATTTTGAGCAACTGACTTTATTATAGATGCACCCATATTTTTTTCTCTATCTGAAAATGAAATTGATCTTGCGACAGACACACCATCTTTTGTAATTGTAGGTAATCTTCTTTCATTTTCAATAGCAACATTTCTTCCTCTCGGACCTAAAGTTACTTTTACTGCATTGGCTAAGTCATTTAATCCTTGACCTAACTTATCTCTAGCCTCTTGTGAAAGAGTTATTTTTTTATTTCTCATCTTGTGACTCCTTTTCTTGTTTTTCAAGTTCTTTTTGTTTTTCTATTCTTTTCTTTTTAGCATTAACTTTTTCTAGAACGAAGTTTATTTCATCTCCATTTAATCCCATAGCAAAGAAATAAAACATAGCTTTATCTCTTTCTGCTAAAGAAGATTCTATTCTCTCAATCTTATCTTTTAGATTCATAATTTCTAAGTTTGATCTTAGAACTTGCTCTAAACATAATACTTCCTCCTCAATTTCTAAATTTTTTGTAATTTTCAACAGTTTATTGTATTTTTCTGAAGGTTTTTCCATTTTATTAACACCTTATTGTTTAATGGTTAAGTATAAAATAATCGCTCAATTAAAATTGTCAAGTTATATTTTCATATATTCTCTACTCTCATGATAAAAAGATTTATCACTTACTACAAGTTTTGCCAAGTCCATAAAAAACTTAGCGTCATCAGATTTATGATTGTCATTTATTTTTTTAAATTCATTATTAAGATTTTGCATATTTCTGCCAAACCTTTTTATCAAATCTACACTATCAATTCCTAAGTTGTATTTTATATATTCATCAACATCTTTTGTTGACATATAAATTTCTTCATTGACAGTAGAAGCTTTAATTAAAGTCTGGCTATTTAATGCAATCTTTGGGTTTAAGTTGTCTTTATTAGAAACTTCAACCCAACCAAAATAAGTTAAACCTTCAATTTCATAATTATCAATCTTCAATAGTTTTTTTATCAAATAACACCTCATATATTTTTTCGATAGGAATTCCTAAAACATTTGCTTTATATATTTTAACATCTTTATATTCATCAGATTGTTCTATCACAGTCTGGCTTTGAGATTGAGATGCCTCATATATTTCTTTTAAGACTTTTGATATAAACTTAAATCTAAATAACAATTCTGAAATATGTTGTTGAGCAATAAAGACTTCTTCTTTTTTTATCTCTCCATCTTCTTTTACAAACAGAGTACTTATTTCTTCAAAGTCATCTGATGAAAGTTTATCTTTCAATAAAATATTATTTATTTTTTCAGTTAAATCATTCAAATCCCACCTCTTTAATTTGAAATTCGTTAATACTATCTACATATAATCTCTCACAAAACTTATTGTAATCCTCTGAACTAGGAAAGACTATTGTTGAAACAGTACATTTTTCAAGTGTTACGTTCTGAACACAAGTCATTAAAACAGGCAAAGTGTTTCTTGAACCCATTACTGCTACAAACCCTACACAGTCTTTTTCAGATGAACCAAAAGGTATGGTTAGAAGTAACCTTCCACCTCTTTCTAATACATCTTTTAATAAGTCTTGAGGACTATCTTTATTTTTTGCTGCAAACATTTTTATCTCCTTAAAAGAAACATGATTTATCTAATTTAAATCTCAATTTTATTTTAGCTCTAATGATTTTTAAAGCTGTTTGTTCTCTAGTCATAATGTATTGTCTTGAAACATCCATTGACTTGGCTATTTGATCATAAGTCATTCTTTCATCTCTTAGGTATCTTTTGTTGATAACCTCTCTTTCTTCATTATCTAAGTCTGTAGACATTACATTAGTCAAAGCAAATACAAACTTATCAATACAATCTTTTTCTTCCACTCTGCCATAAAAGTCAGAGTCTTTATCTGCTAACAAATCATGCATTGTAGATGCACCATTAGCTTCTTGGTTTCCATACTTAATTTCTTTTTCAAAAGAAACATCATAACCACTTATAACATTTAACATCTTATCTAAGTTCTTTCTTTTAACACCCATTGTTTCACATATAAGAGTAGTCTTTGCCTCTCCTTTTAATTCAGGGTATTCTTTTTCAATTTGATTTTTTACTTTATTATAATAGTAAAAAACCTTTCTGTTATCTTGAGTCGTTCCCAACCTAACAACAGATCTGTTTGAAATAATATACGATCTAATTCTCTGAAGAACCCAGCCTGTAGCATAAGTTGTAAACTTATTATCTTTACTTAAATCAAATTTGTCTACAGCAATAGACAGACCTAAAAAACCTTCTTGCACTAAATCTTCAAATTCTAAATTTCTATTATTCGCATATTGTTTCTGAGCAATCTTATAAACTAAGTTCCTATTTGATTCTATTAGTTTATTTAAACTGGAAGAGTTGTTATTATCTCGCCACTCTTTTATTAGTTCTTTTTGTTCCTTAGCATTTAATCTTTTCAATATAAACCTCCTTGTAAAAATTGTTTATCAATCGTAATCTACCATATATAATATAATCACGAATAAAGATTTGGCATATAAAATTACTGATTTTTTATATGCCATTTTGCTTTTCTTGAAAGTTCCTTTATCAATTCAGTTGTGACATTATTTCTTAATTCACCATTAGGCATTTCAACTGTTATCATATAACAATAACATATAACAAAAGCGTCTATGTTTACTTTAGATAAATCGAAATCTTCATTTTCATCTAAATAGTTAAAAAAGTTTTCTATTGCAATCTTTATAAAAAACTTTTTATAGCCAGCTTCAAGTTTGAAAATAGATATAACTAAGAATAAAATCTTTACTAAAATACTATTAAGAAATACTTTCAACTTTACCTCTAGCGTTATTTAATGTTTGAGCTGATCCATGAACTTCAAACATAACAGTTATTGCCTCTGTCTTGTCTGTAACTTTACAAAGAGTACATTTGTTACAGTTAAACTTTTCAAATATTTTACTTTTCAACTCTTTCTTCTTTTCTCTTTTATCTTTAGCAGTCTCAAAAGACATAGCTTCTATTTCTTTTTTAACTTTGTTTTCCTCTCTAACAACTGGACACATAATTGCTTTTTCTCCATTAGATAACATAACTTTGTTTGGTGTATTCTCTGGAACAATTATAGTTGTAGCCCAACCATTCTCTCTTGCTTTTAATACTTCATCTTCATTTTGACATGAGGCTCTAAAATAAGGTTTTAATACTTGAGACCTTTCTTCTCTCCAGTCATGAGTATAGCCAATGTTTATTAAACCTACACTTTCTATAACCTTACATTCTTTAACTGTTTCTTCTTGATCTCCAACGCAATCTCCAGCTACTCTGTGTCTGACTATTTTTGCATCTTTGTGCATCTTTTTCATTGCTTCTAATAAAGTTTTTCTTCTAGTTCCTCCTTCTATATCTCTTGAAAGCTTTCTGAGATAGAATAGCCCCCAAGCATAACAACCTCCTTCTTTAAGTGAACAAGTATCAGGACAAGTTGACTTAGGACTATAACTAGCCATAACCTTTCCTATCTTTTTATCTTGACTTTGAGAAACCCAATGTATTAGTCTGTCTTTCATATTATACCTCTTTGGTGACAGTGTTATATATATATTGACAAGGATATTGCTATCCCATAATATATTATAACACGTTGGTATAGTATGTCAAGTATTTAGGAAAGAAAAATAAGATTTTTTATTTATCGTTTTTTGTTGGATGCTTAATCCATTCTATTGCATTTCCAAAAGGATCTTTTAAATAAACATATTCCGATCCACCTCTATGTTTCCCCCAATCACAATCACCTAAGTTATCTCTTATAAGCTTTAAATGCTTGGATTTAAAAGCAATATGTGTAGGGTGATCCTCTGGTCTTACAAGGGCTATCTTTGTATTAAAAACGTCAATTAAAGCCCAAGCCTTATCTTCATATATAACTTCTGCTAAGACCTTTTTTTTGTACCAATCTACAGCCTCTTTGATTGAAATAACTTGAATTGCAATATGATCTAACTCATTTACTAAACTTCTCATATTCTTCTCCTACAATTTCATCTAGCTTTGTAGCTTCTTTTATATATCCAGTCTCAAATAATTCATCTGATACTTTAAGTAATTTATTTAATAAATCTTTTTTGGAACTTCTTAAGTTGTTAAAAGGACTAATTGGATTTGACTGTACTGAATCTGTTGTTTGTTCTGAACTTGACTGTTCTTCAGAATGTTCCTCTCCACAGTCTTTCAAACCATCTATTGTATTAATTCCATCTAACTCATCAAATATTTCGTTGACGGCTGTGCTTATTTTATCTTCCCAGTTACGGTTATTTGCTATATATTCTTTGTAATCATCTGCTTTAAATTGATCTTTCTTATCTTTAATATAACAATATAGATTCTTGAGTTCACCTTCTTCTGTCTTTGGGTTAACATGTACTGTTGGTACGGCCTTTCTTCTTTTTCCGTCTACTAGCTTATCTTTTAAGTCGTCATCTTGTTCTGTTTTAAAAGCTGCTTTCATCATTCTTTTTAAAACTTCACCACCTAAATCATGATAAGCCTTAAGCAGTACAGCTATTTCAGATATAAGTGGTTTGAACTTTATCGAAAGAATGTTTTCTCTTTCTTCTTGTACAGGTTCTGCATCAAATTCTTCTGTGTTTGTGTCTCTATCATATTCGTCTTCTCCAAAACCTTCGTCATAAGTTAAAGTAGTATCTCCTGCTTTTATTGATCCTAATGACCGAATAAACAATTCTAGCTTTTCTTTGATTTCTGCAAACATTTGTTGACAAGTATCTTTACTGCCTAGACCAAAAGAATCAGGATTTGAATTTAAAACTAAAAGATTCATTGTGTTCCTTGCAGATAAGAACTGCTCATTATCTAGTTTTCCTTCCTCATTATATATGACATCACCAACATCTAAAAGTGGGACTCTCCATTCGTTTAATAATCTTTTAACTGTTTCTTCTTTGTTATCATCTCTTCTGTTGAATTCAGTACTGTTAAGGTCTGTTAAGAAACCATAATATTTCTTTAAGTCAACACCTTCTTGTGCTTCGTAACACTTTTCTAAATCATTTAAATTATTATACCCATCAACAACTATTCTGTTGTCTCCTTCTGTACTTGTTTCTTGGCTATTTCCATCTGTATTTACTTCTTGATTGCCTTGATCTGTATCTTGATTGCCTTGATCTGTATCTTGATTGCCTTGTTCTGTATCTTGATCACCTTGTTCTGTATTTATATCTTGGCTACCTTGTTCACCGTTATCTTGATCTATATCTTGATCTATATCTTCTTCTTCTGAGTTTTCTTCTTCATATGTAACATTTTGATTAGGAGTTTGGTTAGATAGTAGCGAACCTGATTCGATTTCTGCCTTAATATCATCAACGTGCCTATTTAAAGCCTTATAAGATGTTTCAGATGTTAATTTAAATATTAATCTTATCAGTCCATAAAAAGCAACATCAGATAAAGAAGTAAATCCAAGAGTTCCAACAGCATAAGCAATAGAAACAGGGTTAATTGCATAAGCAATCAAAAGCATAACCAAACCTCTAGATATAATTGGAACACTACTATCCATTAAAAATCTTCCTAAAGCAACCAACCTTGTCATATAAGCCGTGTAAGGATTGTTCTTTCCAATCCAACTTAAAATACCAGCCTCTTTTATTAACTCTTCAGAATATGTTATTTCACTGCTTGATTTAGAAAAACTTTTAATAAAGTTAATTGATTTAGCCTCTAATAAAGATACCACTTCTTTAATCTTATCTTCTAAATTGCCAGAATTTATAAACTCAAGAACTTTATTTGCAATCACATCTTCTGAAATAGGAAGAAGGCCTGATATCTGCTTAAACATTTCATTGTTCTTGATTTGTTCTACAGTAACCGTTTGCCTTAAAGGCTCTACCTCTGACTCAGAAGCTTCAGTGTCTTCTTCATAACTGATAACTTCTTCAACAATTTCTTCATTTGATTCTTTAATCATCTTGACCTTCCTTTTTTCTATCTGCCGATCTTTGTTTTAATAAATAATAATGCTCTTCATGTTTGGAATATATTGATGTAAAAAAATCATCTAACCCCAAAGTCAATTCTTCTTCTTTATCTAATATATCAAATAATTTTTCTGTGGCTTGCATGAAAAAAGAATTCGCATTAAAAGCCATGTCTATTAACTCATAGTTTGATGGAACTTCACCCTTTGTTGTTTCAAATAAACTTAAAATTTTCAAAACATATTTGTGGCTTTTAATTGGACAGACTGACTTCTCGCCTGACATAGCAACAGATTTTTCAGCAAAGGCATCTGCTTCTGCAATCATATCTTCATATAATCTTTCAAATAACAAATGATCACCATAGTAACCTTTTCCTTTTGAGCGCCAATGACAGCTTTGATAAAAGTTTTTTAAAGCTATAATACAACCTAAGTATTTAGCCATTAGTTCGCAATCTAAATTGACTTCCATAATAACACCCTCAATTACTTTAATGATTATTATTAATAAATATCAAAATTAATTAATAACTTTATATGTAATTTAAAGTCGAAATTAAAGTTAGGATTAAATAAATAGAAATATTCCTCTTTAATATGAGTACAATAAAACTGATCACCTTTTTTAATAAACCCAAAACTTGTTGTACAAGTTATAACTTTACCTTTTATTTTTACTAAATTATTAATATTCATATTAATATTATACCGTAATAATAATATATATAAACTAAGGAGGCCAAATGGCTACTGGAGAATACATAAGAAAAGTTTTAGTTGATAATGACCAAATTGTTGCAGTCTATTTATCACTAGAAGATGTTCAAGTTCCTAATTATGATGAGATACTTATTCATCATACAACTGATATTTCTACTTACGATACTAATGTTACTAATGCTGCGACACAAGTTGAACTTGTTTTAACTCATGTTAAATATTCTTTTTCTGATGCAAGCAACACAACTAACGGAGAAGTCAATTTGGCTTATGAAACAAATGACGGGTCAGCAGACGCCAGAGTATTTATGACTTTACCTGCTCAAACAGGAGACTTTGGAATAAATAAAGGTCTAGGCAAGAATGTTTTAACTTCAACTACAGCTGACTTTACAGGCAATATAGTTTGGAGCACACAAAATAAAGAGATGTCAGGATTTGCTATATTTACTTTTTATAAGAAGTCTGGATTTCTTAATAACCATCCTAAGTATAGAAAGGCAACTCAAGCAAACCCTTATCCAAATTCTTAATTAAAAGTTTTATCTACAAAGAACTTAACAATGGGAGCTACCATCTTGGTGGCTTCTTTTTTGCTCTCTACATCTTTAAAGAAAATACCTTGTTTGTCAATTACAACTGAAGTTATTCTTTCATTGTTTATGCTACAAACAAGCTCCCATTTTTTGATTTTTACAGAACATGAAAATAAGTTAGTTATATAATCATCTAATTCTTCACTTAGCACATCGAGATTGTATCCTGATAAGTTAACACCTATCCCACATTCTAAAGTTTTATTTAATATAATATCACGATTCATTTTTTAATCCTCCATTTCAGACCAATTAAATTTAAATGGTTTTTCTACCTCACATTTGAACTCATTTATTAAATAAGTATCAACCCATATTATAGATTTAACTAAAGAGTCATAATCTGTTATCTTAGATATATAAAATTTCTTTGAAGAATTTAAAGATTTTATAGGAAGAACTGTTGGTACTTCACATTCGTACTTTCCTTTGTGTTCTTTTATCTTAACTAGAAATACAGAGTAGTCATTAGACAAACATTTTCTAATCCAAGTGTAGTCGTCAACCTTTTCCCACTCTTTATATTTTACTTTGGGTGTGCAAAGCATCTTCATGATATACCTGTTTTTGATAATTGTTTTTACTTTTTATATAAACTTTTACTGACAACTTGACAAGACTCCATAGTCCACTCTGACTTCTTCGTTTACATCAGGTATATAACCTTGATCAAATAATATTGAATTGTTTATTTCATCATAAGACCACTTCTCATTAAGCTGTCCTTCAACATATACTTCTATAGACTCAACAACTGGATCTTCTGACAAACTAAAGAGGCTTACTCCTGAAGAATTAAACGCTAAGTTTTGCATTTGAAGTCCCCAGTCTTGAGCACAAATAGAATAAAAGTTCCCACCAGTCATATTAGTTAAATCATAATAACCATTGCCAAACTCTATGTTTCTGCCACTATAAATACAACCATTAGGATAGTCTCCAACAATTGAATGAACTTTTATTTTGGATGGATCTGACTTAAGGCTTATAAAATGATTATAATAATAAGCATTATTTTGATAGGAATGATCTCTTTCATCTGATAAAAATATAACTCCAAGAAAAGCATTACTTCTTATAAAACCAGAAGAAGCTGTAGCTTGACCAATGCTTGTTGCTTTGTAAGCTTGTTCTAATCCCTTTTCATTACCACTGCCATAAATGTATATTGTATTTAGAATGCCAATAAAATCTGCAATTGGGTCAGCTGTATTACTGTCTATTATATTTCCAACAAAATTGTGATCATCAGTTGTGATTACAGCTATTTGAAAGTCAACACTTAGGCTTAAGAATATATTTAAAAAATCAGAGAAGTGTCCAGCCAAAGCATTTTGAAATGGATGCATTGATCCTGAATTATCTATTACAAATAATAAATCCGCAACTCTTGTGTCAGCAACTATAAATGCTTCCGACATATATCTTTCAATAGAACCATTGCCATTATAACTTGTAGTATAAATATTATTTGTTGGATCATTTGAAGTGATATCTATATAAGAAGTATCGTTTATTAAATCTTTAGGATTATATTCTAAAGAAATAAATATTTCTTCATCAGGCTCAAGTAACCAAGGATAGCTTCCATTTAAGTTCCAATTATATTCCGTATCAAAATCTTGAGGTATCGAAGAGGCGACAGATACATTGTCAATTGTCAAATCTTTATTCCCTATGTTTTTAATAAATATATCTTTTGTTTCAAAGCATGGTATTGCAACATCTTCAAAAGAATAACTTTCAGGTGTTACTTTAATTTTAGGTGCATCTCCATGACCTAAAACTGGAACATAAAATATTTCTTCATCAAAATCATTTGAGCTTATCTTGATATCTCCAGAATAATAATCATAAGCTATTGGTTCAAATGTTATGGAAAACTCTTTTTGCTCACCTTTCTGCAAAGTAGTTGTTTCGTTATCTTGTAATGTGAACTCTAAATCACCTACAAATTCTATTCCTGATAAATCTAGCTCTTGATCACCAAAGTTAGAAATATAGACAGATGTTGTCATTTCATCTAATGCATCTAAATGATTAAAGTTAATTGGGTTTGGGGTGACGAATATTTCAGGTGCAGTTATTTCGGAAGGAACTTCCTTCTCTATAACTAAAGCTTGATCTGACAAGCATGAAAATAAAAATAAGAGCATTTAACCTCCATAAAAATCTTTTTTCTCTATTAAACTAATGTAAACTTCATTCTCTGCCAACACAATGCCACCTTGTTTATCTCTTTTAATAGAGATTCCTGTAACTAATCCTATTAAACCGCCATCCATATCGAATACCAGTCCACCAGAACAACCCATCCAAGCATAACCTTGAACTAATACGTCGCCTTGTCGAACCTTTGAAATATAACCTTTGAAATATCTATTAAGTTTATTTCCAGGACTACACCAATATTGAACCTCCAAACCTTCTTTTAAATTTTTATGTGGTTTGTAAGAAACACCAGTCTTAACATTTTTGACTTCAAAAATTATAATATCTCTAACTGGATTTGCATAACTAAGTCTTTTTATATCTACGCCACTATCTCTAGCACTATTTATCATATACTGTTCTTTCATATTATGATACGCAGTTACGGCATAAGTTCTGCCCTCTAAGTCTATAAAGTTGCCACTACCATAAGAAGTCGGGGTTTGCAAATGGAATGTGCTTTTCTCAATCTTCTTAACATAAACAAAACTCAAACAAGATAATAAAAAAAGCACCATGTGAATACCCTCCACATAATGCTTTTTTATTAGCACTTTTTGAATCTTACAAAAGCTTCTTCAACAAGCTATCTGCTTCATCTGCCAGTTTGGTAAGCCCCTTTGCATCGAGATTGTTTGAAACTTTTATTAACTCTTTAATCAATTCCAAAGATTCTTTGTCTAAGTCTTCAAACTCAACATCAATTGTTATTGGTTCATCTGGAAGCTCTGTTGTTTCTAGTTCTTCTGCAACTTCTTCTTGAGCTACTTCTTGAGAATCATCTGATTTGTAATTACTATCAATCAACCCATAGACTACATCTCCAATAAATATAAAGCTAACAAGATCATCACCCCAACCAATAATTGGAATTATATCTGGTATCAAATCAACAGGAGAAACAATATACCCCAAAGATAAAGCCAAAGCAATTCCAGTTCCTAAAACTTTTTTAATTTTTGATGCATCTGACTTAAATAAATAATTATAAATTCTTTTTGTTTTTGGAACAATAGTTTTTAAAACTTTAAATCCAGTAGCCAAAGCTCCATCTTCTGCGTTGTTTTCTAAAAGAAGTGTTTCTGAAGAGTCATCTTGTTTTGAAGATAACATTCCCATTATCTTATTAAATATACCTTCTGCAACATCTGCTACCTTTTTAAGAGCAACCTTTAAGTCATCCAAAGTAATACCCAAAGCTGCAGCTATATCATCAACAAAACTCATGACTTCTCTTGCTTCTTCTTTTGTTATTTCCATACCAAAAGCTTTTGACAAACTAATCATGACAGAGGACATCTCTTCTTCATGTCCTTCAAACAGTTGAGCCTTCTTATATAATGTAGCAACACTATCTTCTATTGCTTTTCTGGAAGCTTGTTGTGAATAAGTTCTAATTTTCATTTTGATCTCCTGATATATAATGATTTTCTAAATATTATTTTAGTTATTAGTATAAAGTTATAATAGAAACTTTTTAATTAAAATGATTTGAGACAACCCCGAATCAAGTTGTATCTTTTTTGAATAATAAGAACTAGCCATAGAGCCGACTATTAACTTGTCGTCAAGAGAAATACAGAAAACACCATTAATTGTAGGCAAGCCTTCATTGAATGGAACGTTAACCAGTGGTATCATTATAGCTTTCAATGCTGACATCATTGCTTTTCTTATTTGATTTTTAATCTTAATCTTTTTGGGATCATCTAAATATAAGTAATCTTCTTCTTTTATTTTAAAATCACTAGATCCTATCTCATTTGCATCAAACAAATTAGATATAATTAAAAGCTCATCAACTGTAAAATTCTTAATTCTGTTAATGCAACCATCAACCTGATCCAATGTAACCTTTTCATTTAATATGAAGTATTCATACATATTTAATCCAAAAAAAAATGGTAATACCTAAGATACACCTAGATATTACCATAATTATGTTACAAGAATACTTTGCCTAATTTGTATTACAGTTGCACTTTTTATTTGCAAGTTTACTATTCCCACATCGTTCACAAATATACCTTGACATATTTGTAGCAAAAGCTTTTAAAGAAGAAATAGTCTTGTCTCCTCCCGAATAATAAAAGCAAAGCATACTAAACTTTGTTTTTACTTGCTTGACAATAACATCTTCATAAAGATGATTTGTTTTTCTTTCTCTCTCTGAATGTTTCTTTATTTGCATGCAAAGATTGTCAATCAAATCAAACCAGCCTTCTCCACAAGCCAACCCCCAACACATACAAGTCTCTTGTGGTGGCAAATCTTTCTCTAAAAATAACTTTGGATATTTACTATAAATAATGTTTTCCAAATCAGACCTCATACTACCTCCAAAAAAGCCTTTATGTATCCGTTAGGACAAGTCATATAAACAATCCTCCAACCATTAACTTTGCTTGGCAATCTTTCTTTTAAAGTTTGCTTGTCGTCTAAGCTTCTTTCAACATAGTAGCAAATGTGATTTCCATAATCATCTGACTCAGCCTTTACATGAAAGTGATAGTCAGTGCAATCAACCACCAAACTCTTTACTTTCTCTATTGTTTCTTTTAAGTCGCCTTTCTCTTTTGTTTTATTTAAAGCCATCGTTATTACTCCCAATAGTTTAATTCTAAGCGATTCCAATCATCTATATAGAATTGATTATTATATTTTATAAGTTTTATATTTTCTGACACATTACTAAAGCTATTCCATAACTCTCCTTTTATTTTTAATGTAAAGTCTTCACTATAACACTGTATTTCTTCTACATCTTTGTTTAACAAAAACACCCCTTTGCCTGATATACTATCAAAAAACGCAATATTATTATTGAAAAGGATATCAATTGTTGAAAAATGCAAACCTCTATATGCCACTCTATATAAGTCACAAACTCTTTCTTTATTTAAAACACAAGAGTTATTTACAAATCCTCTAACCTGCTCTCTTTCATTGTAAAAATAATATTCTATTTCAAAAAAACTATCTAACTTTATTATTTCTTCTTTCATAAACAAAACTTCTTCATATAAGTCCCAGTCACTTACAATTTTTACTTTAAATACAAATTTACCATCAATATTTTCTGTGGGAAATAAAGTACATTCACAAAACTCTTTTTTCACCAAGTCTTTTTTTGCCTTATTTGTATTAAAAGATTCACCATTTATGACTAAAGAGTTATATGAAAGAGAGCTTGAAAAGTCATAAAAGATTTGCTTTGCAGTATCTTTCTTTGAAAATCTAAAAATTAATTTGTTTTCAAAATACATTATTCAGGCTCAATATCTGTAAACAATGGGAAGTCTTGATTTTTAGATAGCTTATTACATCTTTTTGATTTAGTTGAAGCTATACCTTTAGGAAAGATGCCTGCTATTCCTTTCCCTTTTTCATGTACTTTCATCATTACAGCAAAAGCTTTCTTTGAACTTAAGTTAAACTCACTCATAAGAAGCAACACCACCCAGTCCATAGGAGTATAATCATCATTATAAAAAACAACTTTATACTTCTTAGGCTTTTCTATTTTATTATCCTCTCTATCTTTCAAGTCAACACCATCTTGATTTTGAGTATCCGTTCCTTTTTTACTAGACATTTAATCTCCTAATACCAGTTGTGTTTATCACACAAATATAAAAATCCCATACCAACTAAAAAACTAATTGCAAAGGTTATTAAACAAACAAATAACAAGTTTAATTCTAACATTATTCCTCCAAGTTAAAAAACATTTCTTCTTTTATATATTCAAATCTTCCCCAGTCTTCTTTATTTAAAAAGAAATCTATCAAGGTCTGTAAAAATTCAGAATTTTCTTTTTTATCAGACGATATAGACCACATCCTTATTTCATCAAAAGACAGACCATCTTCTTCTCCTAAATAATTTTTTCCTAATTTCCAATCATATAAATCAATCAAACTATGATCATCTAAAGTCAATCTCCAGATCCAATCTGACTTGTAAGAATCAGATTTTGTTGGCTCTCCAAAAAGTTTTACCAATTTATCAGAAGTTGTCATTGTATAAGAACCACCTGACATGCAACGACTATCTGAAAAATCATTTATTTTAATTATCTTTTTCATATTATTGTTTTCCTTATATTTCTACATATAATTATTCTATCATCAGACATATTATAACCTCTCAATTAAGGGGATAGAATTATCCCATGACTATAATATAACATGTTGAGATACCTATGTCAAGTTTTTAGGATAAGTTTTTCAGAAAAAAATAAAGCCTCGTTTTGGATCGAGGCTTAAATATAAAATAAATTTTATTATTCAGTTTCATTCTCCAGGTAAATTAATTGTTGGTGTGTTTCTTCTTCTGCCTCTATTTTTATTTCTAATTTTATTTTTTATTCTATTAACAATTCTAAGTTTTCCATTTTCAGATGACATATCTCTAGCTAATTGCTTTCTTTCTTGTCTAGTTAATTGATTATAGATGTTTGGATCAATCCCATCTTGATCTAAAATAAACTGTATTTTATATCCAGGATTAGGGTGATCATCTATTAAGAGTCCAAGAATATCTTTATCAACAACATCTCCTTCATAACCTGTGATATTAAATATCGCTTTCTTTGTAGCTGGACCATAGTATCCATCTGTTGTAACGCTTTCTCCTTTTTGATTTAATAAGTGTTGCAAATAAAGAATGGGTCCTTTTACTCCAGGCTGAGCATCTCTTGTCATATAAATTAAATTATCATCCTGATTGGAAACAGATCTTATTGAACTTTCAGTAATTTTATATTTGCTATCTCCTATTTCATCTTCAGTTTGAATTGTTGTTACGTCAGTTCTACCTTGAGGTATTTCTGGAGTCACAAGTTTAACATCTTCAGTTTGAGGCATAGGCCTTCTTGAAGGAGTATTCTCTCTTTTAGGTTTAACTTTTTTGGGAATAACATCTGGCTTTGGTGTGCGATAAGGTGCTTCTGGAACATCAGATCCTCCACCACAATCTAATATTCTAATATATTTATCTTGAACTCTTGGCTTTGTTCTTAAAACAAGATCATATTCTTTATAAGCATCAGAATCAACTTTTATATTTCTGAAAGTAAATCCACCTTCTTCATAAGCTTCACCGTCAAGATCTTTTTGACAAATATTTAAAATTAAAGATTCTTCTTTTATCTTAGGCTCTCTTACTATGGATTTAACATCTCTATCAGGTATGCCTATTCTGCTTTTAATTGTTTCTGCTTCTGTATTTGTTGCAGATCTAGAAGAAATATCTCCAAAGCATTCTTGATAAGCAGATATATAAGCATCTCTTACTCTTGTTGCATCAGTTGAAGACATTTGTTTTCCAAGACTTATATTTTTACCATTATCATCTATTATATATGCATATTTATGATTACTCTCATCTTCTCTTAAAGTTACAATATGAGGTGATAATGAAGAATACTTATCTTCTTTTGGACATCTAAAGCTAACCAAAGGTATTTCTAAAGATTTTTCTTTAGCAAGTTCCAGCCTCTCTTTAGGAATAATTTTTTTAATTGCCTCTTCTGCTTTTTCTGGGTTTTCTTTTAGTTCTTTAATTAGCTCTCTATCAGTTGCTTTAGGTAATCCTATGGCTATTCTTAATTTTTTCTTTTCATCTTCTGTAACTAAGCCTTCCATAAGAAGAAATGTTAGAAAGAAAGCAGTGGCAGTGACACCACCTGCTAACAAAGCAGCAACAGGATTAGCTCTCTTTTCCAAAAGCTTAGCTTCTTCTTGTTCACCCAAAGATATAAGTTTGTTCTTTAATTTTGATATTTCTTTATTATACATAAAGCAAATCTCCTGTTTTTATTTTCTATATTTCATATAAATATTAGCATAAAAAAAGACTTGCAACTAAAAAAAGAAGCAAGTCTTAGAGAGGTTATTAAATTTTTAAATTACAATCTTTCAAAAGTTTCTTGATAAGACTTAGCATAATTTTCTTCAAGCATAGATGCAAAAGACATTTCTTCAAATGATCTCTTTAGTTCTGCATAATTAAATTTAGCTTGATTTAATTCCATTCCAGATACACCTTTCATATCAATTAACTTAATTAAAGAAAAGCTCTGACTGTATGCAGAGTTAAAGTTATCATCTTCAAGTCTTTCATTTAACTCTCCATTCTTAAGGATTCTTTCTGCTCGAACCTTTCCTATCTTTGGAACACCCTTGATGTTATCACTTCTATCTCCAACCATAGCTTTCCAAGAAAGATAATTATACTCTGGTGCTTCTCTATATTCTCTTTTAATAGGATTAAATAACTTTACATTATCTAACTCTTGAACAGCCTGAATAAAATCTGTATCAGATGAAATAATAATAATTTCATCTTCCAAACTCGTTCTATGTTTTGCTATCGTATAAATGATATCATCGCCCTCATAATCTTCATGATACGCAGTGTAAACTGGAATGTGTTCTCTTACTAAGTTTAAACAAATTCTTTTTTGTCTATGAAAGCTTTCCCAATAAGCGATTTCTTCTGGATCAGTTACCTCCTCTCTCCTGTTTGCTTTATACTCAGGATACATGTCAAGTCTTGTCTTTGGTTTTCCATCAACAACAAAGTAAACTTTGTCAGCTTGAAAGTCGTCAACAGTTCCTTTTAAAAGTCTCATAAAGTTATAAACAATTTGAAACTCTCCCTCTGCTTTTCCTCCACCCCAGTTAAATCTACAACGGTGTAACATGTTATAGCCATCTAATAATAATATCTTCATTTTTTCTCCTTTATAAATATAGAAAGTTTAAGTTGGAATTTTTAATATAATACCAATTATTATATTCGATAATAGATATGTTTTCTCCAAGTCTTTCAGAGAAACATTTGTGAATAAAGTAATCTTCATCTCCGTCTATGATACAGCTTCTTTTCTTCTCTTTTTCTCTTGAAACTAAGATGTATTCATGGTCAGGATTGTCAGTGCTTAAAACAAATAATCCGTTTTGTTTTCTGCTTAAAGAATAAGAGTCGTTATCTTGGTTTTGTACTATGTAAAAGTCATCAACATCAAAGAACATATCTTCGCCATTGTAATACATCCCCCTAAACGAATTTGATCTTTCTTCATAAAAAGAACTGACCTCAACCTCATCATCTTCTAAGCTCAGTGCATCATAAACCCTGTCTAAGACTAAACGGTTAGGTGTCCAAGCAGTAAGATAAGAACACTCTATCTCAAGCTTTGAATCACAAAAGTTTACAGAAAATTCAGTTGTCTCTGCTCTTGTTCCCCAATACTCTTTAAAAGACAGACGGTTTGGACAGTCTTTAATTGGTTTGAAATACTGATTGAGTTGAAAGTCTGTTGCAGAAAATTCATCAACCCATTTTTCATACAGTTCCTTTCTTGAAAACTGTATATATAACTTATTGTAACACCAGTTAGGCATAGTTTCTCCGTTTATCAAAAGTAAAATTTATTTTTATATTCTATTATAGGTATGCAATCTTCCAAGTCTATAAGGTAACACTTATGTTCAGTGTATTCTTCTTCTCCATCTAATTTTGAAGATATCTTTTCCTTTGATTTGCTTTTATCAACAGGGTAAGATGCAATGTAAGTTTCTTTATATAAAAACAAATCATTGCCTTTTGTTTTCTTTACACTATAAACATCTTTGCTGTACTTAGAATCTTGCTGAATTACAAGTTTATAAAAAGAGTCAATGCCTATAACATCTACCTCTCCATTTAAAAACAAACCTCTGTAATTAGAGAATCCTTCATGAAAAGAACATCTTACTTCAACAAACCCATCATCACTCTTAAGCTTTTTATATACAGACTGTAGAACTGGAATGTTTGGTGTCCAAACAGAATTATATACAAACTGAAAACTCAAGTCTTCATTGTTAGACTCAAAAGAATCTTTACATACTTCCCACCTTGTTCCCCAACTTTTATTTTTTAAGAGAACACCATTTGCTTTCTTTACTCTTACAAAGAACTCATTCATTTCAAATCTATCTCCAACAAAAACAGATTTCCACTTGTCATAAGTTTCGTTTGAAGAAAAAGAAACATTTAATATACATTTGCACCACTTTGGCATTTTATTAAACCTCTTATAATAGACTTTGCATGACATAAGAATATATCCCTTGCTAGGCTATATTCCTACATGTTATATGCGTTTTTTTATAAACCGTATATATTTTTCATTTTTTTATTGTTATCGTATACAGATCGCTAGGCAACCCAATACCCTCAAAATTAAAGTTACCCTTTTTAACCTCATTAAACTCTACTTCACATGCCAACTTGTATTTGGCATGTTTCTTCTCTTTGTCATTACATTCCATACAAATCATTTGTATGTTGAATCTTGAACAGGTTTTACGTCTAGACTCTTCATTACATCTTTCACAGCTTTTAGGAATCAACATCTCTCCTCCATTCTTTTTTGAACTAACTTCTTTATATGACTGTCAGTCCACTTGCTTCTTGCTTTCTTACCAACTAAAAACACTAAATCTTTATATGATAACTTTTTTGCAATCTCTATTAAGTTTTGACCTGCCTTTTCTTTTAATGCTGCTTGTTTAAATCTTTTGTCTCCAAACTTTAAATGTCTCAAAGCAATAATTCTAACGTCTTTTGATCTATCGTTTAACATATTATCTATGTTTTCTTCAATAGGAAGTGCATAATAAGAAAGAGTTCTTATGTTTGAGTCTTTGCTTTTAGTTAGTCTTTTGTAGCCCTCTAAACTCATTCTTCTTGAAACATTGCTATAAAACACTCCTGAAGTATCTTTCTCTAAGTATACAGGAATTATATCTTCTAAATTACACAAATAATTTATAAAAAGATATATCTTTATATACGGCTCTAAATCTTTGTACTTACTTATCCTAAACCAAAAAGACTCTAGATCTTTATTCAAACTTGTTTTTCTAGGCAAATTAGAACACATTTCTCTTATATCCCAATATGATAGATAATTTAATGTTTTAACAAACTCAGCATCAAACGCTTCTGAGTTTATCCATCTTTGTTTGTCTATGTTTGAAAAGATATAACTTGATTTAGATTGTCTAGAAGTTCTGCCTGTATTATTGAAACCTAATACGAATTTTTCAAACTCATTCGACAAGTCTACTTCTTCTGAATTATTCTCGTCTATCATAATATTAAAATCATTCATAATATTTTCTCCTTATATTATTTTGTATAAAAAACCAAGTATCTTTTTCTGGCAATTGTTTTCTTGAAAATTGATCTAACCTACAAGGTATTACTTCGAAACCTTTTTGTGTTAAATAAGTATCAACTAACGAAACCAACTCTTTTACTTTTGTGGAATAAAAAGTAACTCTCTCTCTAAAATTTATTGTTGCTACAAACTCATCATCTTCTTTCTTTATGTGACAACATCTTATTCTCATAAAACTATTTGTCCGTAACTGACGAAACAAAAATTCTTCTTCGTGCAAACATACAATCCAATCTGAAATCATATTACCACCAACCCATATAATAAAGATCATATCCTTCAGCAATACTATCAAAAGCCTTTTTAATAAAACTTAAAAGTTCTTCATTGTGATGTTCATGTTCTGATGTTAACTCTCCAGTGACAAGATCATTAAACAGACTAGTTATATGTGACTCTTCTAATTTGATAGGAATACAATTAAAATCATATAATTCATCAGGACAAGCCTTGAATCCGATCCAACTATTTAATTCATGATGTTTTCTAAAATAACAAATCTCTATATGGTCTTTGGGTAACCTAATATAAGTTTGTTCTGTTCCATCATCATACTTTTCTACTTCTTCAAAAGTATCTTCCTTTGCTTTGTAAAACCATTGATCTAAACCCATGTCATTCTCCTTTTTAAATTAAATTTTTTGTATCTTTAAGTTTAAGTTCTATGATATCATCAAGATGCGTAAAGCATATACTTCTGCCAAACAAACCTCCTGTCTCAATACCCTTTTCTTTTGCAAAGTCTTGTATCTCTTGTGATAGATTTATAAAATAAGGCACATCTTTTCTTTTTAATAAAGACATATACGGTAAAAAACTTTCAATAAACTTTATTAAAAATGCCTTATTAAGATATATTCTTTCATCTTTATAATTACTTATGTATTTTGAAATAACTGAAAAGGCATTATGCTTGTTTGCTTTATGCAAATCTCTCAACTCTGTTTTAAATCTCATTTCAAAACGCTCTGAAACTGTTGGCATCTCTGCATATTGTGATACATGATCTAACTTTTTTTCAACAAATCTATTTGACAGAATTCCTTTATCAACCAACAAATGTATATCTTCATAATATCTTGACTCTAATTTGTATTCAACACTGGTCTTTTTACTTTCTTCAACAGACTCAAATTTATCGCTCATCTTATTTAAATACTTCGCTATTTGAAAATCACTTAAATGATTATAAAGAAGTGCCTTTAGATATGAAGGTGGGTTGTTATCTAAAAGGCAAATTACTTTTCTTTTTTTCAAATACTTTTTAATGAAATTATAATTTCCAAAGTTTTGCAAAACTCTATACTTAATATAATTACATGAATGTTCAAAATACTTATCAAAAAACTTCTTATTTGATTGAAAAAATGAACATATATCATGACAAAAAATTATCTTTATATATGCCTCAACTTTTTCATCTGCTTTCCCTTTACTATATTCTTTAATCATGCTCTCTTTAATTAAATAATTACCAAAAGCACCAGAGCTACCGACCATTCTTATTTTATTCAAACCTCTCCATGATATAAAGTTAATTATCTCCTCCTCTGTTGATTTGCTTAATACATCATAACATGTCCTACTAACTGTTTTCTCTTTATGTATACTTTTTGAAAAGTCTTTAGCATAAAGCACTAGCATTTCCTTTCTCAACTTTGTCTTTGTCATATGTTATCCTCTATATTATTCCTAATTTTTTATCTATATCTTTACACAAAGAACTTAAACCCTTACTGTCATAAGGCTTTGTATATATACTTCCTGCTTTTATAATAACACCGTAAGAAAGAAGCACCTTGTCTATCTTTATTACCAAATCAAACAAACTCAAAGACTTTATTATAACTTTCTTCTTTCTGTTTATCTGACCTACAAAATAACCATTGTGATAATAAATAAAACAATATCTTATATAGACGTTATCAATTCTCTTGAACTGCCTATATAAGATATATTTAGATGCCAAGTCAACAATCCAGCCTTGCATTATGCTTTTATCTTTGCAAATGCTAACTTTGACCTTATGCTACTTTCAATGTTAGATATTCTCCAAGAAAGCCAGTTTGCATTTTTGGAATTATCAGAATAAGCCTCTCTTATTTCAACAGCATATCCCATAAGATAATAAGGTTCTTTTTCTGAAGAAAGAATAGCTTCTTCTATTAAAGAAAAACCTTGCCAGTTACAATTTGCTATTTTCCATATTTCTATTAAGTCACTTATATTTTCTTCAAACTTATGTTTCTCACTAGACTTGAACTGTCCAAACGTTTTAAAATTATTCAATTCAAATCTTGAATATAATTTATGTCCAATCAAAAACCATTCCAAACTAGATGGTAGACTAAAGTCATATTTGTTTTCTAAAAAGTTAGATAACGATTCTTTACTAACTCTCTTATAACAATGTCTTCTGTATCTGTCTGTCGTAGCATTTTTTAATTGATAATGCCAAAACAACTTTCCTTTTCTTTCTAACTCAAGATCTGTTAATTGAGAAGTAAGAAATATTTTAAAATAATCAGATGCATTTTTATAAACATAATTTTGCAAAGATAAATTAAATCTAGTTGCAAGACAGATGACTCGAAAAGAAAGACCTAAAAGAGTTTGTCTAGTTATTATTTCTAATCCTTTAAGATAAGGCCTTTCGTTCTTTTGATTATGATTGAGTAACTGACTATTTATAGACTGTGTCCTATAATAAGAACTAGCTGTAGTATGATATACGGATCTGTTATATTTTTTATGCTTACATAAAAACTTAAATGACGATAGGTTTTCTATAACAAAATCTGCAACTCTTGTGATTTGTTCTAAATCGTCAGTTTTCACCATGGAATAAGAACTTGTAAAAGCTCTTATTTGTTCAGAGTTCTTTTTGTAAAGAAATGTATCATAGTAAGAACTCATAAGAGAATCCTCTACTTTTAATATCCTTTCTTTTAATTTTTGCTTATTTGATTTTTTCATTAAACTAAATCCTTTTTTGCCTTAGGCTATAAAATAAAGAACAAGGCGATCCCATGCCCATGTATATAGTATAACCCATGCCTTTTAATCTGTCAAGTTTTTAGGATAAGTTTTTCAAATTATTTTTTATATTCCTACAGAAATTTTATATCCGAACTCTATAAGTTTTATATCTAACATCATTTTTAATCTTAAAAGATCGTTAAATACCTTTACTTCTTCGAATTTCTTCTCCGATTTTGGCAACCTTATATATCCACAATACCAATTTTCTTTTTCATCAGTAAGTGCTATTGCTGAAACTATCTCTTGGTCTTTATCCCTTCTGACAAAAAGAGTATCTTCCTCTATCCATTTTGTTAAAAACATTGTTTTTTAAACCTTTTTGTTACTAATATATTTACTTACTATAAATATGGAGATTGTAAAATGCTTACTGATCAGATAATAAAACTAATAAAAAAAGCGAATCAAGCTGATATAAATAATAACTTTAAACTCGCAGATAAAATTGACGACTTAATAAGAAATAAAATTGCTCAAGAAGAATTAAATGTAAAGTCTCCTCAAAGTTTCTTTCAAGAAATAATCGGTGGAGGGTCAACCACATACAATGAAGATGATGAAAAATATATTTATACAATTAATTGCGAATCAGACGATGACTTTAATAACATATTAAACATTCTTACAAAATATACTGAAGATGTTTGTGAAGATCAAAAACTCTGTGAACTAATAGATCCTATCTATGTCGGAGATAATAAAATATTAGATGAAGTCAAAGCAACAAGATACCCTCAAACAGGACTTTGCTTAATTGAACTCTACTAATCATAATCTTCAAAGTTAATAGGCAATGGAAGAAAAGAAAGAGAATAATCCTCATGCTTATGCTCTAAGCTTAATGCAAAAATATAAACTAAATTCACAACTAACTCCATAGATAACTCATTAGCTGTACCCATAAGAAATAAACAGCCATCAACAGCCTCATCTAAATCTTTAAATAAAACACAAGAAGAATGAGCTGACCCAGTATTAACTAAGAAATCTATAAACTCTTCTTTAAAAATCGGCTCTGGAAGATACAATAAAGCGTCTTCTGTAAATCCAGATAAAATAAAACGACTTCCTCCTATCTTTTTCTCAAAAGATATTTTATTCATTACAATATCAACTTCTTTTAAATTCAACTCAGGATCTTGAATGTTTACAACTCTTTTTAATATTGCTTTTGATCTAGACAAAAGAAAATTATAAATCTCCTCAGAAATCTTTTCTATATTATATTTGTTTACAATAACCATATGCTCAATACCTCCAGCGTCCTACATATATAATACGCAGATATATTAAGGCTTATTAAATTTTATTGATTATTCTTTACTTCCTCAACCTGTTCCCAAATTGCTCGCTTGAACTTAGTTGATGACCAGCCATGATCTCTATTAAAAAAATAAACTTCAGGACATAAACCAAAACCAGTATAGTCTGTTCGACCTCTATAGTCATCACCTTGAAATCTTATCGTAGGACTTAAACTCTCTATTAAGTTATGCAAATCTTCTTCTGTATCATACACTACAATCTGATCTATAAACCTTATACTAGAAAGAATAGATTTCCTATCCTCTAAACTTAACAAAGGCTTTAATTTATTTGGCCTCTCGATAGATGGATCGCTATGTAAAGCTATAATTAAATGATTGCAGTTATCAGAAGCCTCCTTAAACATCTTTATATATCCAGGATGTATAATATCAAAACAACCTGCAATTATACCTTTCTTATTCATAACCAGCCTCTTTTTATATTTTTATATAAGTATATTTTCTTTTCAATCAATAACAAGGACTTAAAAGCCCTTGCCCTTACTTAAACCAAAACTAAACGGAACGCAACAAAAACAAAACCCACAGCCCAAAGGGCTGAACAATGTAGCCTTATGTAACCTATGTTGGTCAGTAACCCAAAGTAAGATTAAGTTAGATAGTAAGATTATATACATATTAAAATAAATTTTATTTATAATGTTAATCTAATATATCTATATACCAAAAGAAAGCCCATCTAAGTCATATCCCATTTCGAGTAGTTCCAAGTCTATCTTGAACTTTATCATTTCCAAGTTGCCTTTATGGTTTGACTCTTTGATAGAATATGTCTGGTATGGCTTTCTGCCTTTTAAATTATATATTCTTTGTGTATGTATTAGATTGTTACTTTTACGTATTCCTATCAGGGCTAAAGGATAATGATAATCTTTATAGGGGTATCTGACCAAGACTCTACATAGCTTAAATAATGCGTTAAAATTGTAATGGTATGTCCCATGCAGTCTCCAGTCCTGCCTAGCCCAAGCCTCGACCTTGTTGTCCTTCATTGTGACTTACCTAAGAACTCAAAAGAATATCCTTCTAAAAATAAAAACAGATCAGCTTTAAACTTTAATACATCTAAATCTCTCTCTACAAAAATTTTCTTCTCCAATTTTAAAAACTTAGGTGTTTCCCTTCTTATCATCTTTAAAGCCTCAGTTGTATATAAAAATATCTCGCAATTATATTCATTACAAACTTCTTTTATTATCGCAACCGTAAAAGGAAATCTTTCTTCTTCTAAAACCCTCTCCCAAACTACAAAATCTCCATAGCTTTGATTGCTCCACTCTCCTATCTTAATCATACGCCACCTTTAAATTCAAACTTATAACCTTTTTCTTTTAATTTTATATCCATCATCAGTTTCGCTTTATTTATATTCTCCGAATGGAAAGCAATCTTATCCAGTCTTATAAGAACATAATCTTCTTTTTCTTTGAACTCAATATCATAAACGCTTATAAAGCAGTCACCTTTTTCAAACTCCAAAATAAAGCCCAAATTTATACCATAATAATTTGTTCTTATATGGGTTGAATAAAAATCGTTATCGTTATATATGCCTTCGTTTTTCATAGAGGTTATATCTCCCAGAAACAAAAAAGTTTCTTTATCAACCTCTTTATGATATAAATCTTTAAAGTCTTCTTCGTCATACTTATATTGATTGAGGATTTCTCTCTTCATTTTTTTTATATAATTATAAGAACTTACATCTCTTACGTCATAAAAGAAAGGTTTCATTATAGTCCGCCCATAAAGTCAAATACATATCCCATCTTTCTCAATATCATGTCAGCATTTAATTTGCATAGGTTTAAATCGTTACATTCAAAATAAGAATAATCTTTTGAAAAAAAGTCTTCATAATAACAGACAAATGTTTTTTTATCTTTATAGGATAAATGAATTTCGCAAACTTCTTCTCCTTTATCATCAAATCTATAATAAGAAGTTCCTTTCTTTACCCAGTCTGTTATCTTCATAGTCCCCCCGAAAATATAAATTTATATCCCAAATCATTTAATCTTAAATCGCACCAAAGTCTTGCTTGTTCTATTGTTTCAAATAATTCTATTTTAAACTGCTTATTCTTGCTTTTAAGAACGCTTACATCGTTTATGTATACCACATACATACCAAGAGATGAAACGACCCTTACAACCTCTATATTTGTATCTTCTTCTTTACGCATCCAATATCCTGTACAAGCAGCATCTTTTTTTTCATTTGTTGTAAATTCCCAATTAGTAAGTATCATTTTTTTTTATTTAGACCTAGAGTCATTTCTTGTTTGTATCCAAACTCTCTTGCCATTATTTCGGATTTGAGTTTTGCTTCCATCAAAGAGCTTACTTTCTTTAGTTCGATAGCAAAGTATGTAACCAATTCTTTATTTGGTTCCCACAATTTTTTTATCGTGACATAAAACAAATCATCATCTCTTTTTATTATCCTTATTATTATATGCCCAATTTTATTAATTTTATAAAAATTTTCTGGTTTTATTAAAGGATCAGTCTCCCAGCCACCTAAACTTCTTAAGTCTTCTTCTTTTACAAGCTTTCTTCCATCATAATCTCTGTAATAAACTTCCTTACTCATTTCACATCCCAAGCTTCTTATATGAAAAGCCAAGCTCTTTTAATTTTATATCCATCTTAAGGCATTCTAACAATGGACTCATAGGGGCGTTAAGCTTGTCAACTGTTACCTTACCCCTTTTGTTTCTTGATCTGTCTATTATAACCGAAGCAAAGGCCTTGTCTGTGTCTTTCTTAACCCACACCAAACAAGCAACTTTATATTCCAAGTCTTCTTTGTCAAAATAAGATCTTGATATTGGATAAAACTTATTTGAGTTATAAGCACAACCAACATCATTAGAGTTTTTTTCCCAGTCAAACAATTCCATTAAAAATCTCCTATATACTCATCAAAATCAACATCTATATAACTGATATCAAATATATCTATGTTATAATTAAACTTATTTAATAACAGATTTATTTTGAAAAAGGCTTCTTCTAAAGAAAGACTCTCAATCTCTTTATAAAAAAACTTAGAATTTTTAGTTTTAATCCACACTTTACTTTTAAACACCTTGGAGTTTTGAGGCCACCAGACCATAGCGCAGTTCCTCTTTTTTATTATACCTTCTTTAAAGATATATCTTCTAAAGTATATATGATTACGATCTGTCAATCGTAACCTCATCCATCTTGTAACTTGTGTCATTAAGAGCCCAGCTTTGATACTATGTACCCAACCTCACTTAACAATAAATCTACTTTAAACTTTAAAACATCTAAGTCATTATGATAAACTCTATTAGGAGCCTCTTGGTTTTTCACATCCCATATTACACCAACCCACTTATATGGTGACTTCAAATGAGTAGGTCTAATATAGCCAACTATATTAACTGTTTTTCCCACTTTGTAATATCTAACTATCTCCTCATGCTGTAAGAAGTCACAAGTTGTTTTGCTAGACCAATCCGATAGTTTTATTTTACTTGAGAGCATTTTAGATATGATAATTATTAACCAATTATATCCTCTGTTGAAATGCTATGTCTTGCCATAAGGTCGCCTTCTCTATTTAAAAAAGTATTGCTTTTTAAAAAGTCTCTTTTTGTTTTCTTTACTAAATTCTTAAGATATTCCTCGCCCTTTATATTATATATATCTTCAGCTAAAGTTTCATAGGCTTTGTGATCCCTACCTAGTTTTGCCCCAACAGCTTTCTGTCTGTCTTTTGGAGCTTTAATCACAATGAAGCTATCGGAATATATATCATAAATATATTCGTAAGGATCTCCTTGTCTTTTTATAACATCTGATTCGTCTAATAAATACTTATTTAACTGTTTTTTTCTAGCATCAACTTCTGTTGATTCTGGATTCATTTGTCTTTCAAATGCTAAGTCAGTTTCCTCATTATTTATTATCATCTTAAGATACTCTCCAGCCTCATTATCTCCAGCTTCAGCATAACCCAAAATGATATTTATGAAGTTCTGATCTAAATCTTTTAAGTAAGCAGAAGGATTAATTTCCATTTGACTTGTAATATTTTCCCCTAAGATAGTGTCCTCTTCCCCTGATGCTTTAAAGTTTTTATACTTTGCCAATACATCATTTGATAACATAGCAGAAATTTTTACTATCTTTCCATCTAATTCATCAGCTTTCTTTGTGTGACCTTTTTGATCAAGTTTATTTGCGATAATAGTTAACTCTGTAATTAAGTCTATAAGTTTGTTATTCATGTAATACTCCTTTTATATATTTCTTTTTATTATTATGTGTTCTTTATTTTCAGTATATATCATATTCATCTTTCATAAAAAATCTGAAGTTTTTTATAAACTTTATATAAATTTTCAAGAATCTATATAAAAACATCGAATACTTTATATGCAAATTATATACTAAAACTAAAAACTATTGATTATCACTATATTTTATAAATAAATTTTTAAAGAAATTTAACCTAGATTGTTTGGTAACACCATAAAGTTTATTTATTTCAACATACCTTTTGTAATTTCCATTAAAAAGAGTCTTGGCATCTTCTATATGCTTTAAAACGGTTCTTCTTTTTTGGTTAAGTATGTTTCCTAAGTTCTCATCTTTAAAAGATTTCTCGAAAGCCTTTAAAGATTTATGAGCACTTTTTATTTCTGCAGAGAATTGAACCAAACTTTTTCTTAGATGTCTATTGATCTCTAGAAGTGAATCCTTTAAATACTCTCTACCTTCTTTTGTTTTGCTAGCCCAATCTATAGCTTGATCTAAGCTTAGATTTCTAGAAGTCATTCCAGTAAAATTTCTATCTTTGATAATCTTTATTACATCTCTTTCGAAATTAATTGCATCTAAACTTATAAAGCCTGTTTTAGAACTAAGATACTTATCAACCATATTTTTACTTAGACTATATTCTCCGTACTCTATTCCTAAAACCATATTTAATATTTTAATTACTTCATCATCTTTGTATAAAGAATACATATCATAAGAAGGTGCAATAAAAATTCTCTCTATACCTTTTACGTTATTTGCTAGTTTGCTAGCGTTGATCATGTTAGCATCTGTACCCTGTAAAAACTTTTGATAAATATTTTTTACATAATTATAAACATTATCTTTAAAACTTAAAAGTTTCGAAAGCACTTCTGGTTTTAAATGTACAGCCAAGCTATTATTAAGAATGGGATACAAGCTATCACCAAAAATAGACAGATATCTTACAGATATTATTTCAATAGCCTCGTTCAATGATTTTACATTTAGAGCTGAAAGAAGTTCTTCTTCTGTTAAGTCTGATGTTAGTTTTAAATAATCATTAAAAATATCAATAAGATGTGATAAAAGACTATTAAATCTTGATAAAATAACGTTAGACTTTCTTAAAAGATTCTCATTGTTACTTTTTAAACCAGACTGAACAAAATTACCTTTTGACTCCTGCCTAGAAGTACCAAATATATTTTCAAAGTCTCTTATCCTGTACTGCAAAGAAGAAGTGTCATCAAGCTCTCTTTTTATATCTATATATACATTATCTAAAGCTGACTCTAAAGAAAAAGTTTCTTTTTCTATATCATCTAATATATTTGCAAACTCATCTTCAAATTTGTTTGGATCATTTAATAGTGCATTATTCCAAGTATCTGGGCTTAGAGATGATTTTTGATCAAGCCATATCTGTTTTGGTATATTGTTTTTTCTTTTGGAAACATTTTTAAGTTCACCTAAAGAAAAATGAAATCCTTCTGAGTTGTATTCTTTTATGTTTTCAACATAGTCTTCTTTATTTATACTTACAACTTCAAATCTCGCAATAACATCATAGGCTTTTGTTCTGACCATTTCTTCTGCTTCTGAAAAGGCGAGTTCTTCTTCTATATTATCATGCAAGTCATATTCTTTTTCGTTAAGATCATCAATCAATTCTTCTATCTTGTCGTGACTTGCCATCATTTCATCCCAAACTTTATTATCAGTAGTGTCTTTCCCATCCTCTAAAGCTTGCATTATTTCATACTTATCATCTTCTAGTTTTACTATCTGAGATTGAATCTTTTCATATCTTGTTTGATACAAACTCTCATATACAGCCTCATACTCTGACTGATCTTGCCAGTCTGAAGATAAGTTATCAACAATACCAGCATGCTCAACTTTCATTCTTTCATTTCTCATTAGTTCGGCTACATCATAAGCATCATGTTTGTCAGGACACAAACTCTCTAAAGATTTTTTTAATTCTTCTTTTGTCGAAAAGAAAGGAGAACCACTAAGTATGGTTATATTGCTTGACATTATATGATAAGAATAATTAGGCATAAAAGTAAACTTAAGTCTATCCTTTGCAACAAAACCTTCTTCCTTTGTTTTTTCTAAAGCAGCTCTTATTAGTTCTTCAGAATCTCCAAATAAGTTCGCACTTTCTTTGAATGTATCAGAATACCCTCCACCTTTTCTGTAATAAAAACCAGGTTTTATTACACCTTGTTTTGATTCTATCCATTTATCTAATGTCTCTTGAAAGCCATCTATATTCTCCCCATAAACACTGTCCTCTGCTATTGCAATAGACTCTCCAGATTGAGAATCAAATCTTCTTACAAGTATTCTAGCCAAAGGATTTTCTATAAGCTCATCATCTTTTTTTATTAAGTAGGCAATAAATGCTCCACTCTTTACTTCACAGAAAGGAACATCTTTATGTGCACCACCAATTGAAGTGCAAGATGTCCATCTTCTTTCATTAGACATATTTATTATATCATCATAGTTATGAGAGATTGCAACGTAATATCCAGATGATGTATCTTTTCTATTAGAATCATTTAAGAATAAAATAAATTCTTCACTAAAAGGACTTAGCTTTTGATATAAATAAGAAGCGACATTTAAATCATCAAAAGAAGTATCGTCTGTTTTGTTTTCATAAAACTCAGAAAATATATTTATTAAATTTATTTTAAAATTATTAGAAAGAAAGACTTCAGGCGTTGCGATTTTTCCTATTAAATCTTTTATGCTAATCTTAAAGTTTTCCTGAGGTATACTTGAAAGAAAGTTGTCCCTATATAGTTCTTTCTTTGCAAACAACAAAAACGTCTTCCCTTTCAAAGATAGAGAGGGTATAACCTTGTTGCTTCTGTTCTCGGCATATACCATACCATCAATCATATCAACGCTGTTAAAAGACCCTTTAAGGGCATTTGCTACGTGAATAACCTTTGGGTATTTTTTTATCAAATCATTATTTATATCAGACCTTTCTCTGCATGCTGAGTCTGAATTCAGAGAAATATAAACTCTTTCTTTCCCACCAAACCAATCTTCAAATGGGTATCCGTAATAAGCACTAGCCTTATATATTTCTTTTATAAGATTAAATCTTTTTTTAGTCATTCAAATCTCCAACTGATATACATATATATTCTATATATTATTAGTAATTAAAAATAAAAAAAGCCAATCATAATGATTGGCTTTTAATTAAGTTTAAATATTTGTATGTCATATACATTTTGTTGAGACTTCAACAGACCACCCTTGCTCTTTTGCTTTTAATAAACTAAGAAATACAATCGCCTCTAGTGTAGAGCCTTTTAATTTACAAAAAGCTAAAGTTCTAAGGACATTTCTTCCATCAAACTTAGGATAAACTCTACCTGTAAAATCACCATTTAATTCTAAAATATGAATTACTAAAGTATGAGTAAGTCTTGAATTAGCACCAGCACTTAATAGATATTCTGAGTCATAGTATCCACTCTCTCTTTTCTTCCAACTAAACGCTTCCATTTTTATTCTCCAGCTTGTATATATATCTCCCACAAGTAAATTCATCTTGAACTATCTCATTTTGAGATAACCTTACAAACTGTTTTTCATCAAATGGTAACTCTGCCCAAACAACAAAGTCAGGCATAAATATCACACCTTTTACTAAAATGTCAAGTTCTTTGCCCTCTCTTTTGTCATAAGTTATCTTTAGATTTATTTTTTCTTTAGTCATTAGTATCTCCTTTTACAAAGCTTAAAAAATCTTTTGAAATATCCCAACCAAGTTTTGATATCTTAGTCACACATTCCCATTTCAAAATAAACAAATCATCGCCACTAAGTATTTTAGAATAACTTCCTACCTCTATTTGATGAGATTCTGACAAAGGATGTTTTGACTTTATTTTAGCTGTATATTTATGAGAGTCTTTGTTTATAAAGCCTTTCTTTGTTTCATAGATTATAATTATATTAACGTTTTTACTTCTGCGATCTTTAATTTGAAATAACTCAATCGGATTACAAAAATTATACCTATCATTATAATCTAAATTAAAAGCATAATAATTATCATTTTTATTTTTCCACATAAACATCACCATTCTCAAAGTAAAGCTTAAATAATTCTCTATCAAGATCATATCCAAACTTGTTTAAAACATGGAAACATTCCCAAATTAAATCTTTTAAGCTGTTATTATAAACAGCGTGACCATATTCTAAGTCTTTTTCAAGAACAAAGGCAGAATAGTTAAAACCTATAATGTTAATCCAATCCTTTTCAACACTATAAAAAAAGATTATCTCTTTATCATCTTGCGTATAAATTATAAGAGGTTTTTTGTATCCTTTTTTGACATGTTTATAAAGAACATCTACAATCATTATATTTCCTTTTTATTAGAGGCTAATTTAAATACTTTTTCATACGACATAATCCATTCCTGAATATCTAAAGTTACATCAAAGCAATCTTCATTGACAAGGCATTTTATTTTTTGACAATCTTGATAATTATTTAAATTATCTTCATACATCGTAAGAAGCTCTTGTCTTTTTACAACAAACTTCACACAATGAAAAATCTTGTTCTGAGAAAATCCTTTAATAAAGCTAAGAAAAATATAAGGACAAAGAAGGTTCTCTTTTATAAACTTTGGTTTGCCAGTTGCTTTAGGAAGTGAAGTTTTTCTGGATATTAAATAAACACGAGAAGAAAAATCAATGATCATTTTAACAAAAATATTTTCTTCTTCTATATAAAATATAAACTCTGAACTTAAATAGTTTAAATCTGCTGATGTTTTTCTGTCATACTTAGATATTCTATATATTAATTTTTGTTGAGATAGACAGTGTTTCTTTCCATTATAATAAAAATCATCATATTGATTCATAATTACACCTCTTCTGACTCATAAAGATCATATAAATCTTTATAACCTATATTCCAATTTAAACGATCTGTATCTTTAGTATTAAACCAATGACTATTTAAAACTTTTTCATACTTTATTATTAAAGAACGCTTTGAATATAATTCTTTTTGACAGCTAAATTTAAGTGAACTATTCTCTTTTATAAGAGCCAAATCCATCATAGGATTAGAATTATCAGAAAGCTCTACTCTCTTAAAAACTTCTGCCATAGTTCTGTGATCATGTTTAAAAAATTCTAACTTTCTATCAACTTTTAGCCTTACATATTTTTGTATGTCTTTAATATAAAAAACATACAATAATGACTTTGAGCCAGATGTATCTCTATATATAAACCTTTCTTTAGTTAAGCTATATTTTTTACCTCTATAATAAAAATCATCAAATTCTTTTTTCATCTTTACCAACCTATTTTAAATTATTTTATTTATTTTCCAACCACTGTCTTTTGCTTTAATTAAACATTTTAATTTTAAAATATCTAAATCTTCTTCATCTATAACTGCAACAAAACCATTCATAGCCATGTTATAAACATAACCAGTAAAAGTGTTTTCATTCATTTCTTGAATACAACAACAAATTCTAATTCCATCTTCTTTGCTTTCTGCAAAAAATGTATGAGAAACCTTTACTGACATTACAGCTGTAAGATATGTCACTTCTGGGTCTAACTCTTCTCTTTCCCAATGCTGACTTTCTTCTGACATTTTAAATCCTTAGTATATTATTTGTGTATATTTAATCATCATAGTTATATGTTATTTTCTTATGAAGAATAGAGCCACTATAAACATAGTCCTCACACTCGAAAGTGTCTTTCTCAAAAGAGTATATAACTTCTTTTTTATATAAACAAAAACCTTTATCTATATAAATATAAAAAGCCCTAAAGTCTAAAGTTATTATATCTTGATATAAATCTTCAAAAGATAAATCATAATCATACTGTTTAGCCTTTAAGACCTTTGCCTCTATTACGTAAAATTCCATTACTCACCTCTGTATTTTATTTACAAGTAAGTAATCTAAATCTATCTAAACTCTCTTAATAAAAATAGAACACCAAGTATTCTGCTAAAAACACAGAACGCTTGAAAATAAATTACTTACCTACTTTCATTCTACTTTGAATTGTGCTTTTTGAAGCTAGAGGATTTGCCAAAAACAAACTCAAATATGAAGGAGGAACAGTTTTAACTAAAAAGTTTATAACATCTTGATGTTTACTGTCTGCAAACTGTGATATGTTTTTTCTTAACGTAAGATCATCATATTTGTCTTTTGATCTCAACATACCTCTTACTGCATGCAATGAAACATTCTGAGCCTCTGATCTGTATTTTCTTGCTTGTTTAAAATCACAAATACCATTATAACAATCAGTATATGCTTTAATAGCTCTAACATTATGTTTGTTTGAAGTTTTTAATAATTCTCCAATATACTTTTCATATTCTTTAAAGTCAATTTGAGATAAAATACAGATAGCATCTGTCAACCCATTCCAATACCAGACTCTACCAGAAGCAATTCTGTCTTTTGTTTCTGACTTAAACACGCTCCAATTAAAAGGTTCGTCTGGATCATTAGAAATTAAAGGTACTGACTTGATATAGTTCAAGTTAGCTTCTGTTAATGATCCCCAAGAACTAATCACAGAATGAGTTCCAACTGCAGACTTAACATCTTTTATTTTTTGAAATCTTTTGCTTTCAACATCTACACATAAAATCTTTGCTAAATCAAGCAAATATTCACAGTTCTTAGATGCTAACTCTTTATCAGTTATACCTTCTGTCAGATAATCAAAGTTCTTTAATACATATAAACACAACTCTCTTGATGTTGAAGAATTATGTCTATCACTTTCTAACTGCCATTTTGAAGTGCTTGAAGCTGTATCTATTAAACAACTTTTTAAAAATTGAAATGTTTCACTATTCATAAGTAATTCCTCTTTTTTATATTTTTGAGTTAAAAATTCTACTGTTTTGTCTAGGTTTTGTGTTATTAAAATGTCTGTTAAGACAGAGCTCATACCACCATAATTATTTAATTTTTTCATAATTTCATAATCACCAGTGTAATACACTAAATCTTTACAAAGACTCAGTATTTCTTTTTTGGGCAAGTTTCTGCATTTACTAGATGCCAAAGCGTTTTCAAGTAACAAACAAGCTACTTCAATTCCCAAATCTAATGACTTGAATTCTTCAGACACCTCTTTGTTTTCAAAAATGTAATCCAAGTAACCTTGAGAATGTATAAAGGTATGAATTGTGCTAAACACAGAATATGAGCTTTCACTCAAACTACTAACATAGCTTCTTAATTCATTAGCTTTATAATGCACCATGTATTCCAAAAAGATAGAACAAATAAGTGTTTTTGTGCTAACATTTACATACCTAGAAGTACACACAGAACTAGGACAAGCTATTTTATATCCAGAATAAGAAGCAGCCTTATTACTGTATCTTTTTGTTATAGACAAAATAACCTCCAAAAGCTCTTTGTCTTTTTCTTTAATCTTCATTTTAACTCCTCTTTTAAGTTAATTGTTTTCTAAAATAAACCTAACAGGCAGAGGGTTTCCCTCTACCTATATATAGTATATCATGATACGATAGTTTGTCAAGGAAAGCTTATAAGAATTTTTATAAAATTTCTAATAGGTTTTCAACTTTTATATTCCAGCCTACTTCTTTTGCTCTTATTAAGGCTTTGAATCTTGTCGTCAGAAAGTCGTAATCTTTTATCTCTGACGTTTCCTCTGAATCAAAATGAAGAACGTGACCGATATAGACGCTCTCTAATCCTTTCATGTAATACATCTTTATAAAAATTATAGGCTTGCCTTCAAGTTTAAAGACAAATATTATAAAAGAAGAAGTGTCTACTGGAGATACCCACATTTTTAAATGGTTACCTTTTTTATCTGCCAACCTACTGTCTTTGCTGTAATCAAACACTTAAGTTTTAAAACTTCAATGTCATCATCACTAACTCTATAACTTTTTAATCTAAATGGATCTAAGACATAAGCATAATAATCATAATTCTCTTTATTATCATGAGAGATCATGCTTCTATCTCGGTTATCAAATATTTTTATCATTTGATAATTGTCAATCTCATAACACAACAGAAACAATCTGTCTTCAGGCTTTGTCCACATATTAAAATCCAGGTAGCTTTATACTATAACCATTCTTAAATAAAACCAAGTCCATTTGCAACTTTAACTTATTTACATCTTCTGTATATAGATAACCTATATAATTTGCAGCCTTTATTTTTGTTACAGGTGTAAACTCTCCCATGTAAACCATTCTATCTGAAACTTCTATTGTTACAATGATAGCAATTAAACCTCCATCATCATCATATTTATTCCAGAAAAAACCGTCCTTTTCCCACATAGTATTACCCTATCTCATTATATACATAATTAACAACCATATATAATAAAAATAATAAATTATAAGAAATAGTACAGGAAAGTTTAAAATATAATTAAACTTTTATATCTGTTATACCCCAGCCTAACTCTTTCGCTTTTAATAAACTCTTTAACTTTGTAACTTCAAGATCATCACCAAAAACCCTAACCGTATTATATTTTTCATCTTTATAATTAGGAATTAGAATTACAGCATAAAACTTTGAACCTTGAAATATATTTTCAAATATCTTTATAATAAGAAAACCTTCAAAATAATAATTGAATCTCCCAACAGAAAACCCAAACCCATGAATACACTCTTCTTTCCACACTTTATTTTATCTCTAATATATCCCAACCCAAACTTTTAGCACACATTTGAAACTTTAATTTTATTAAATCTAAATCATCTTCAAGTATTACTAAGTCTGTCTTATCTTCATTATTGTCATTTGTTTTGTTAGGCTGAAAAACAACACCCATCCACTTCTTTCTAACCTCACCATTATTAGAATAATAATTAGTAAAGGGAGAAATATATCCAACAATTTTAAACATATTATCCCCCTCTAGTCTGTAATATATCTTATCACTTTCCAAATCTTCATAACTTGTCCACATAACTCTCCTTATTTAATTTTTAAATCACGTATTACCCAGCCTATCTCTGAAGCTTTAACTAAAGATAAAAACTTTAATACATCTTTGTTTTTGTGCTTTATCTTTATAGCCCTGCCCTCTGTGACTGAAAATACCCTTGCTATATATAAATTCTCTTTCATAAGTATCTCATCATTTGTGTAATACTTATGTAGAATTATAGCCGTAACATTGTTTATTTTAAATGTTTCTTTTTCCGTTTCTATATCATTCTTTATCCACATATTAAAACCTCTATACTCTTTCGTATTTGTCTAGGCAAGTTATATCTACATCATGCCCCATTTCTTTCGCTCTTAACAATGCTTTAAACTTTATAATTTGAATGTCCTTATCACTTATATCATTTTGAACATGAAACAAAATATTACCTCTTATCTTACAGAAGTAAGCATCATCTCTTTTTGAATAAACAATATGTATAACTGGACAGTTATATATTTTATATATCTGCTTAAGATAATGCCCATTAATTCTTGACCACATTATTGCCTCCTCATTTTTTCTAATATATTATCAACAGGATATAAATCTTCTATAGCTAAATTCCAAGTGTCAATTCTTGTAACAAAACCATTTGATTGCATCTCACCCTTTGGAACAAAATAATTCTTTTCTTTGAACTCTCTTTCTGATATATAACCTAATAGCCAGCCATAAGGATACTCATTATTCTTCTTTAAGACCCTACAGAAAAAATAATAATCAGGTCTTTGTTGAAAGTAATTGTATATAGAACACTCATAACTCATTCTTGGCTCTGTCTTTACCATCTTTGTTTTTATCTCAACCTTTCTTTTCCCCAATATGTAATCATAATAATAAACATTACTGCCCTTAGACTCATCTGACATAGGAAACACACTCTTAAATATTTCCTCACCTATAAAGCCTACCTTGTGCCTTTCAAAGTCCATAAAAGTATGTCTGTTGTTAGGTATCTTCTTTGCTCTTTTTGTAGCAATATCTATCATGTCTTTAGTAATTAAAACTTTTTTAAACATATTTTATCCTATTTGTATTTTGTTAAATCAACTTCCCAACCAAGTTCATTCGCTTTTATCAATGACTTAAACTTTAAAACATCTAAGTCATGTCCAAATATCTCCTCATAAAAAAAGTCGTTGTCAAGAGAGTTAGAAACAATAATTGATCGCAACTTACTTCCTTTATCACATTGAAAATACATATATGGGTCTGATACGTAAGGAACAATCTCAATTACGTTTATCTCTATACCTGTACTGTCTTTCATTCTAAAGACAATACAAGACTCGTTAGCATAAGTCTCATATTCCCACATCATCACCTCCAAATATATGGTACACATATTTGATGACTTGTATTATAATTTACAAGTTATTTTTAATCTTCTTTAACCTTGCCACGACATTTTTTCTTTGATCTCTCTTTCTTTTTGTCTTTATGAGATCCAGCCCCAGTTTTAAAGTGGGCTAATACAGCAAGCCAATTTCTTTTCTTAACCTCTTTTTTCTTTGATTTCTTCTTGGAAGACATGAACACCTCTCATTAAACATTTTATATAAATTAACATTACAACAAAATAACTTACGCTCATAATTTTCGCAAAACGTAAAGCCTTATTCTTTTTTCTTTTTATAAGTCTAAACATACTACTCTCCAATTTCTTTAATACTACATACATTAAAATCTTCAGACTTTAGTAGAATCAAACTATTTAATTTAGATATATATAAATCTGTTTCCAAAAAATAATAAGATCTGTCTGGCCCGATACAAAGAAAGAAACTCTCTTTGCTTCCTAATAAATTATCTATATCTGAATGATAATTGCGATGACTCTTTGTACCTTTCATGTCTTTTAACATTTCTTTAAAACATGATTTGTGATAACGCATTATATATGCAAACTTTCCATTCCCAAGATCATAATGATATTTATTATCATTTAGTTTTTCCCACATATTAACCTCTCTTTTTTTTATAAGTTATTCTCAACATTTGCTTTTACAAGTCTTAAGCTATTATCACAAATACTATATATACTGTTTATATAAAATTGATCTTTCCCACAAACATAACCTGTGTAATATGTTTTTGAATCAAAAACGTCACAAAATATTACTGCTAATACTTTGCTTGAATTATTTAAATAAAAATAACGATTGTTATTATGTATCCAGATACCTTTCATTATTGTCTAAAGCTCTTAAATTTGATATGCTTACATTCCACCCAACTTCTTTGGCTTTCAACAAAGACTTGAATTTTAAAAGCTCTAAACTTTCATCTTTTAAAAAACAATTAAAACGCTTTCTATGATTTGAACTATACACATGACAACAATAATATAAGTTGTACTTCCATAAATGAATCGCTTCGAACCCTCCAATGTAGTGTCCACAAACAAATCTAGTCCCATCATTCGTTATAATTTTCCACATACCTCTCCCATTGTTTTAACATATAACTTTGTTTAAATTATAACCATAATCTTTTGCTGCTAATAAAGTCTTTAGTTTAAAATAAATTATTTATATCCCAACCTAAATCTTTTGCTTTTAATAAACACTTTAACTTTAACAATTCTAGATTGTCTCCTTCAAGCCTAATTACAGTATCAAAATGAAAGTGAATAATAAACCCTATATATCTAGCGTCATCTCTTCTAAAATGCGGCTTTATAACAGCTACAACTGCTCCCTTTAACTGATATTCACAAGAATGATGTATTCCACATCCTGGATTGTAATTCTTCCACATATATTACTCTTTTAAACCCTCTATTGAAACATAATCTTTTATAACTTCATATGTTTCTTTTTCTTCGCCATTATCTATACTTATAATTAAAATAGGAAAGTCTTCTTCTGAATGTTTCTCTAACACCTCTTTTACTATTCCTAAGTATGATATCTTAAAAGATGTCGGAATATAAAACAAACCTATATCTTGACTCCTTAAATGCTCTTTTATCTTTTTTGTTTCTTCACAGTTTATACCACCGAACAAATAATACATTTAATTAGCCTCCATTATAGATAAATAAATTCTTTTTGCAGAATCTAATCCCATTTCTTTTATATCGTGTAACTCCCACCTATCTCTAACCTTTATCTCTGCAACCCAACAGTTTTTAGCTCTTTTTAAATTAACCAAGCACTCATTGTTATGCATGTAACTATAATAGTTTTCACTTAATGCTTTCCACATAATATCTCCAATCTATTTAAAAGTAACATTATACCCTAGTTCTTTTAATAAAACTAAAGTCCCTAACTTTGCCAACTCATAATCTTTAAACATTCTTTGAAACCTCCAAATACGCTTTTCAAAATCAAAAGTCTTAAGAGAATAAACTTTAGATCTATTTAAAGGTGACCTTGTTGTTTCTACAAAAGAACTAACACTGCTAAGGTCATAAGACTCTTTGGATCTTAAAACTTCTAGCTTAGCAACAACCTTTCCATTGATTGAATATTCATAATCATCAAACTCTTTTAATCTTCTTGAAAAGTTCCACATAACTAATCCCCTTTTTATTTTTTAAATTGTTTATATAACTCTTCAGCTTTAACTATTGCTTTAAACTTAGCAACATCAATGTCGCTCTCTCCTCCTTGCCATCTTAAATTTGGACTTAAATAAATATCTATTGAATATTTATAATTTGAAAATCTTTTATTTGTGACAATTCTCCCACAGTAAAAAGTCTCTCCTTTTCTATAAAGAGTATGCTCATTCCACAAAGGACTTCCATTTTTATCTGTGGCTTGACAACTTGTTCCTTTCCAAATATAATTATTTATCATCTTTATAATCCTCTAATTTGATTCCATGATGTTTGTAGTAAGCCTTGCAATAAGCTTTAGAATTAACTTATATTGCCTTTTCTTTTATTTTCAGCCTTGAGTTGGATTTTTTTTGCATACTTTGAAAATTCTGCAATGTTTTCTTCTGAAATATCTTTTGTCTTTTCTTTTGCTGCTTTATATGCATCAATTGCTTCGCTCTTAGTTTTATATGTACCTAAAGTAAAACTTTGTTGAAAAATAGTAATACGAACTTGATATTTGCCATTTATTAAGCGATAACCTTTTGAATTATCATAAAAGTCTGAATTTAAAAAATTCTCTCTTTTTGTAACCATTCTAAGATTAGAAACATGATTGTTTAGTTTGTTTCTATCTATATGATCTACCATTAAGTTTTCATTAAAATCATCTAAAAAATATTTTGCAATAAATCTATGGGTATTTTTTGTCATACATTTATTATTTTCACGTAAAGAAAAAGTTTTGTATCCAGGTTTGGAGATAGATTGAGCAGACTTGTTTAAAAGCATTTGTCTTTTAATATGGTACAGATCTCCATTTTCACATATAAAATAATTTGTATGGTACAGATCTCCATTTTCACATATAAAAGAATTTGGCAATTCTTTTAGCTCTTTATATCTACATTTTATTTTTGAAAATCTTCTTCTATTCTCCTCTTTAATATATTTTTTTAATTCTTTGTAAGTTTTTTTCTCTCCGTATAAATAAAATACCATATAAAATTTATCAAATACAGCTTCTGCCTCTTCTTTTGTATCATAGAAACTTAAAATCAGAGAAATTTTTTTATGTCTATTTCTAAGGTGCATTGAAAAAAGACCATTTTTATTTTTTTTACACTTAAATTTAATCTTAGTGCATCTTTCTTTTATTTCTTTAATTTCTTCTTTGGTTTTCATATTTGACTCCTTTTTACTCATTATCATCAAATAAAATCATTTTGCTTTTAAATCTTTCCTCATTGTTCTCTAATTCCTCATATAACTTTTCAGCCATTAACATAACCTCATGATAAGTAGAGTCAACATTACCAATAGAAACTCTTTTATTTTTAACAAACTCTACTTCTGTTTCATGATATCCGTCTTTACTTGTAATATCTTCTACATCTGTGTCAAACAATGACCAAAATACATCATGTATAAAGAGAGGACTATCATAGAAATCATTTAATGTGTTACGAATACAAAACTTTAATAAATCATATTTATTAAAACTTAAATCTCTATTTACATCTTTACCATTTATCTTTTTAATTTTCATAACAAATCCTTTATTCGTAAGAAGAAGCAATTTCAACAGAATCAGTTTCGCTATCATCAGAACTCGGAGGAAACATCACATAAACATCTGAATTAGCATCATCTTCAAACCAAGCATCTAATTCATCACCACTTAAAGTTAATAATTCAAATGTTATTCCAGATACTTTGCTCTCATCACAATGCTCTACATCTGCTATGTCTGATAACATATCCCACAACTGATCTAATGTCATCTCTTCCCCAACAGAAACAGTTACATAACGCTCTTTCTTTGAACCTGTAAATACATACAAACAATATTCTTTTTCCATAAAACACCCTTTCCTTTTATATTTTAAAATTAAACTATTTCTTCAATAAATAAATCATCAGCAAATAAACGCATCTCTCCCCCTCGAATCACATAATTTGCAGTAAAAGCAAACGTTTCTTTTCTTATAACTTTATGCAAATCTCCAGCAAACTCTTCCAAACAATATTCCTCTAAATAAAGATCATCAAATGCATCTGGGAATAATAAACATTCTTTGTTTACCTTGGTGTGTGTACTAACAGAAGGAAACTTTAACTTCGGATATTCAAACTCTCTTTTATTTGAAACAAAATAATGAAAACCATACTCATCCTTAACTGTTTTACATTTTAATAATTCATTACGAACTTCAGTCAAATGACTTAAATCTGAAGATAATTTACTTCTAACTTCTGCATCACCACAACTGTTAAAATATAAATTAACCTTTGCAATATGCTTTCCTATTACTTTATTTATAACTTTGTTTACTTCAACTTTACTCAACTTTTTTATTGTCATGATTTTTTACTCCTTTAAATTAAATTCCATAACTTCTTAAAATTTCTATATGATCTTCCTTAACCAAATAATATCCTGTTATCGTAACAAGAGGATAACCCATTCCACAACTTATATCCCAACACTCATTATAATCATCATAAGTTATGTCACCATAAAGCTCTAAAATAAAATCTTTATCTCTAGGTGCTAATTCTGAAACTGAAACTAATTCCTTTTCATGATATATGTTTTCACCATCCCTAACCTCTACTGTAACCAAATATGTATTAGACATTGTTAACCTCCTTTTATTTGTTAAATGCCATTATTATCTCAAAATCAAACCCACTTTCCTCTATCAAAGAAAGCAACTTCTCCTTACTACATTCTTTCTTTCCTACATATACAAACAAATCACTTAAATCATCTTCAGATAACTCAAGGTCATTATTATTTGCAAAGTATTCCAAATTCATTTCATATGTATAATTATAACACATAACCTTCTCCTAATTTGAAATTAAAACAAACCAATTATAAGCCATATTTGATACATACTGTGGATAATCCAAAGAACAACCCAAAGGTGCTTCATAAAAAGATAAAAACGCTCGGTCAAAATCTTTGTACTGAATATCTCCCAAACGAAACCAGTCTGGATATGACTCAAACATCTGACTTAAAACAGAAATTATATTAAACTTTTCTTCAGCAGAAGAATACCTGCTTTGATCACAAGACTCTCCTAACTGCAAACAATAATCAAAAGCCTCTTCTGACTCTGATATCAAACTCTCTATCCTATCTTCTACTCTTTTTAACTTATCCATACTTCCCCCCTTTTAAATATAAATTATTTGCCACTCACAAGATGTCCACGAATGATTGTTTAGGTTTCTACTTATCTGATCATGTATACTCTCTACACCATGATTATAACTGATCTCTAAATCCATTATATAATATTCTTCTGATTTATTAAGAGGCTGATCTTTACCCCAATATACTTTAACTACACACTTTGTCATACCTTCTCTCCTTTGTAAAATTTAAAATTCTTCTGCTATACTTAATATAATATCAACTATTTCTTCATCTGATAACTCTTTTAACTCAGGATGACTGTCTATTAAATTCTCATAATCAGCCTCCCTCATTCTATGAAGTAACTCATATATAGCATAGCTGATAATTCCATCTTTTAATTCTTCCGTTATTTCCATTTTGTTCTCCTTTTAAATGTCCCAATTATATAAAGCCATATTGGCTGACTCTTCTTCTGAATAACCATCAGAAATATGTTTGTGATAACAAGTTTTTACTTCTTCTTGCAATCTCCATTCTTTAGCTATATTCATAGCCCACTCTAACCAATCTTTTGTTTTAACTTTTAATTCTTTATTAAAACAAGCAACCATTACTCCACCCTCACCTAACTCTTCTTTGTCTAGCCCCTCTTCTAAATCTAAAACTTTTATCCTTTCAGATAAAGAAGAACCTTCATTATATATGAAAATACATATCGGTCTATCAGTTACCTCATTAAATTCTTCCAATGCCGATTTGTATTCTTTTGTTTCGGCTAAAATTATATCTTTGTCTTTCACTTCACATCCTTTATTATTCTTTCCCAAATTGATCTTTTTCTCAAGGGAATCGCATTTTTAAATATATCTTCAACACACTCAATACAAACATCATATAATAAAATGTCACCATCTTTAGGCGAACCATAATGATGTGTGATCTCTACTGAACAATGATTTTCATTATCAACCCTCGGAACTACTTCCTTTCCACATAACGAACAAACTTGTTTATTTTTTTCTTTTTTGTCTTCCATAACTATTACCCTCTTTGGTTTAATGAACTTACTCGAACTTACTTCTTTCCATAAATTATTTTAATTTTATCCTGACATAATGTTCAACTCCTTTTTATTATATTTACGATTACTTTAATCCCTTAATATTTCTTTTTGTTTCTTTAGTTCCTTAAACCTACTTTGTCCACTCTGAACCCACTCGAACCCAAGCGAACCCTCTGAACCACTTTGAACCCACTTTTTTATATATAAAAACTATAAAAAATTTCATGTAAAAAAAATCACACTTGGCTTTTAAGCCATACACCAACTACATAAAATCTTATATGCAAAACCTCAAAAAAAAATCATGTAAAAAAAATTGAGTTTCCGTTTTTTCTTATATAAAAAGGTTTAAAAATTGACCTGTGGGAAATACAACCCTACGCACTATTTTTGGTTTGGTGTAAAAAAGTTCAAGAATCTTTTATGTTCTATATACTGTTCGAATTCTGAGAAAAAACCACTTCGGTTTTTGAGAAAAAGTCACTTTGGTCTCTGAAAAAAAGTGTTTTGGTGTAAAAAAAGTGTTTTGGTGTAAAAAAAGTTATTTGTTCTTATTCTTATAATATTTATCGTGCCATTCTATTTTAATAGTTAGGGGTATAGCAAAGATTGCACCGTTGTTCATTTGGTTTCTAATCCAGTCTATATATTTAACCAGAATTCTTTCAAAGATATCGTCACCCCATTCTTCGTCTATTTTTTGTTCGGTATGTTTAATTATATATAATAAGTTAACTAGGTCGTCAGTTGATTTATCAGATTGATCCAGCCATTCTTCAAAGCCGTCCATAAGAATTTGTTTTTTAATATAGTAACCTATGTTAGGTTGGTATATATCATCTACATTAAATAGAAAGTATACTTCTTTATTCCAGTTATTTATCATAGAATGAGGTGGTATATCTTGAATTATTTCATAGCCGTAAGATTGATTAAGAACGTTTTCAGACCAATGATAATGCAGACTATCTTGAAAGTCTTTAATAAATTCTTTTAATTCTTTGTCATTAATTCTTAGCATAGCAAAGAATCTTTTATAAATAATAGAATTAAAGTTAGTCTTTATCTAGTATAGAATCATTTTTAATTTGTGATCCAGCAGGGATATCTTCAGTAATATCATCAAAAAAGGAGTTAGAAAAAATAATCTTATTGGCATTTTTTTTATAGTTTTTAATAAAGTCATCTAATGTTTTATCTATTTTATCATAGTGTTGTTCTTTTCTTTTAAAGTGTTCGGATAATAAAACAAATATAGCCACATAGAATATAGCTTTAAGAGCGTAAGTGGCTCCTGTTAATACTAACATAGTATCTCCTTAATAAATAAATATAAGTTACCCCAGCCACAATCACAAGGATCGCAATCGCAGTATGGGCAGGTTTTAATTTTAATCATATTAATCCTTTGGTTGACATGCTTTAACAAGAGCTTCATCATCTAAGTTTGGGTCAAGTTTCCACTCGGTTATTATATTAACTATATCAGAGCTTGCTATACTATGATAAGCCAACAGCATATTTAAATTTTCCTCTTTTTGAGAATCATTATTTGATTCGGCATTAATTGCAAGGGCATTAAAGGCTGTAACCATCGCCATTTGATTTTGTAAGTTAATAGGATCATCATAGTATTCAAACAAAGTATTTTCTAATTTATGTATAGATAGGAAGTTAATCATCTTCGTATATGATTTATCTGTTTTAATTTTATATTTAATTTCATGAGCTGTTGCTATATAGTTTATACCTTCCATAAATTTTTCAATTGTTCCGTTGCTTCTTTTTAAGAAATGTAATCTTACACCTTTTATTTTATCATCAAGAATGTTTGATAATTTCTTTTTCATGCTAGTCATTAAGAACCTCATTGTTTGGGAGTTTAATTGTATTTACTTTAGCCTCAAGTATTTTATTATATATATCATAGCAGATGTCAGACCAAACGGGTAAGGAATAATAAGAATATGATCCAAAGTAAAACCCAACCATTCTAGGGTTTTTTGTTAGCATATGTCCCAAGCATTTATTCATACAGAGATTTAAATTATTATTTATCCAATCGTATGACAAATTTTTTAAAAGAGCTATATCAACATAATATATCATTTGATCTTCTTCTGCTATAGGATATATCTCTTTTGTTCCCATTATCTTTGTTTTACCTGAATGTAGCTGTAACCCTCTTTCTTCTACAGTAGCACCCCTGATATCTTTTATTTTAATATATAACCCATACTCTGATCTCGTCCAATTAAAGATAGATTCTGTAAGCTTATTTAATATCTCTCCTGATCTATAATAATAAGATGTTAATTCCATTTCCTTTAAATAAAATTTATTCTCTTTTGTTAACCAATCCATATCATCTATTATGTCTGATGACTCCTTTATTATCCCCTCTTTCTTTTCTATTTTATATAATCTCTTTCTATGCTCATATTCCTTATCGGTTAACTTAGAATAAAAATAATATCCTTGCTCAACATGAACATAAAATATATTATATAATAAGTTCATACCCTCTTCTCTTATTTCTTCATCTTTTGTTTTTGATTGACCAACATTATCATATGATGTTGAAACATAATCTGTTGTTAAATAAACTTCTTTTACTAAGCTCTCAACTTCCGTTGAAGATAAATAATAACCATCCTTTACATAATAATACTTCTCGGATAATTCTAAATATACATATTTCTCATAATAAAAATTCTCATATATCTCTCTTAATAAGAATCGCTCAAAGTCTTCATATAAAGTAATTAAATTATTTATCCTCATATTGCCAGCTTTACCCACAGCCTGCTTTGTTTTATTTATGCCAAATTTATTTTCTAAATCATTGCTTATCATTATAACCACTCAAAGTTAGGGATCTCTTTTTTCTTCTTGCTTTCCTCAGCAAGTCTTATTCTTTCTTCCTCTTGTCTCTCTTTCTCTGCTTTTAAAAATATAATTAAAGATAATACAAAATCTGATATATAGTCTTTGTTTGACATATCCTTTGATAAATCCTCTTGACTTATTTTAAATATAATCCAACCCCTATCAAAAACTATATGCAAAGGTTTTATATTTCTTCTCTTTAAATAATAAGCACCAATTTCTTCTTTGTCTATTTCAATTGAAAATTCTTCTGATGATTCATAATGCTTCATTACTTTATGTTCTATATCATCAGGTTCATCAAAACCATAATACTCTTGGTTTAAATCTATTCCCTCAACAATTAAAAATAACATTTCATTCATATTTGACCCTTATGTGTACACACATGTGTATGTATATAAACTTATTTCTTATTCACACACGCACGTATGTGAATTTATTTGTCTTTCCATTACTCTGCATTAATAGCCTATTTATTTATTTTATCCCCCCTATTATAAATAGGCAAATACTTTCTTAGTTTTTTTCTTGTATTTTTTATGATGTATTATATATATACATGATATACTTTATTTATTATTCATGCCTCTCATGTATATTATATATATATTTTTATATCCCGTTTTAATTTCTTTAGATTTTTTATAAAGAGCGTTCAAGATTTATTTGTTATTTTTTTATTTATTCTGACTCTTTATTTATTTCTGCTTATAATAAAAAAGGGCATACAAAGAGTTATAAACATTATTTTTGTTTTATTTTTTTAAATCACTACTTCTAAAAAAGGAAAAATGTCTATTTCTTTGTATGCCCAAAAAAAACTGATATGGAATCTCTATACTATAACAGACTCAACATATCATTTATTTTAATAATCGTTTGATACTTCCCCTTTATATAATTTATATACATCAATTTAATCGTTTCTTTTCTTACACTTTTATAAAAACTAATACCCCCATAAAACAATAATGAACTTAATAATAAACCTTGCAATAACATTAAACAGATACGCACATGTATACCTAATTGATCTGATCTGTATGATGGTTTATTTTTATTCATAAATGTTTTTCCAAAGTGTGAAAGGCTATACAGAATAAATTAAACCCTCTATATTCTGTATTGTTTTTATCATTGATTGATCATCACTTTGTGTGTCTCACATCTCTTAATAGGAATACTTAAATTCTTTCTTATAGTATTTCTACAATCTTGAAAAGTGACGTTCAATTCGCTATACATAAATAATAACCTATATTCTATCCCTTGTCAAGCAATATGGCTTATATTTACCACCTTTTTCTTGTGTGCGTACATAACCCACCTGAAAAATTTGTGCAGGAATATAAACGCATATATGATCGCCTATATTGATTTTTAATATACATCACTTCATTCTTTACTTTATTATTTTATCTGAACAAACTACATAAATAAAATGATATAACTACAAGAATGAAGTAATACCCCCTACGGGGGTAATGCAAAACACACTTAATATATACTTCTCTGTTGGCAGATTGTTTATTTAAAAACTGAAATATATATTAAGTGTGTTTTGTTTGGTTTTATTCCAGGCAGGCCGCAGCTACATTTTAATTTAAAGCTGTGATTCCTTCTGGGTTCTTTAAATTAACGAAAGTGATTGCGCAATGTGTTTATTTTAGTTTAAAAATCAGAATGATCTTTAAATCACATTTGCATTAACGGTCGTTAATTTAAAAGATAATACTAGCATGTCGGAACAACATACCACCAACAATAATAATATAACATATATGATATGTTGTGTCAATACGTGTGTGTATCGCTTTACCCCCGTAGGGGGTAATAAAAGCAAAACTTAATATACTATCCCTAAAAGGTTGTTTATTTAAAAACTGATAGTATATTAAGTTTTGATCTTGTTTAATTTGATTCCTGGAAGGGAAGCTGCTTTTTAATTTTAAAAGAAGCTGGGATGCGGGACTGGTTAAACTAAATCTTTCTTTAATTGTGACAAGAAAATTTATTGTTTTGTTTACAAATCTTTAGCAATTAAAGAAAGATTTTGTGAACGTGTACACGCACGTTGTAACAACGCACTAAAACACAGAGTAAGGATCAACTGTATTTGTTTTTGTGTGTGTCCGTAGACACTATCTAGTTATTGATATATAAACCCTATCTAGGTGTCGATCCTTACAATTATAATATAACATGTTAGTAGACTAGAGTCAAGTTGCTTTGGTTATGCGTTACCCCCTACGGGGGTAATCAAGATAAAACTTAATATATCTCTAACCAAAAGGATGTTTATTAAAAAACTAAGAGATATATTAAGTTTTATCTTAAATGCAGAGATGTTTTCTTTCTGGAAAGTTTAACTTGCCAGCTTACGCTGGCCTCTTTATTTAAAATAGATGGCACAAGAAGCATATTTTAATTTAATTTTTATCACTGAGAGTTATTAAATAAGAAATTAAAAGACTTTATCGAAGATAAAAATTAGTTTAATTTTAATTTATTATTCAAGAACTCTAAGGAAGAAAAATTAAAAAACTTCTTATCGCACGTTGGTACAACGCACTAACGATAATAATATAACACGGTTTCAATCGTATGTCAACTCAAGTGTGAGCATGCGTTACCCCCGTAGGGGGTAATAGAGTAAACTCTTTAGAAAAACTAAAGAGTTGTTTTGTTAAATCAATGATTTGTAAAGTCTATATTTAATTTCCACTTATTTGAGTTAACTGTATTATCTACTTTGGGAGTTCTAATAGCTTTTTTAGGTTTTTCTTCTTCTCCGTATATTAGTCTTAATTTTGTTTCTTCTTCTTCGGTAAGGTTAAATATTTTAACTCTATTTATACAATGCTCTGTTTCGAACATCATACGATATACTAACCTATGATGAAGTTTGTTATCACTTATTTGTTTCATATCTTCAGTTAGAAAACATCTTTCTTCTTGATTATAATAATAAATTGATCTTTCACCTTTTGAACGGTATTTAACTTGTAATAATGACACGATGGTCTCCTTTTTTTAGAGTAGTGATATAATATAACATGCTGCACTTGTTATGTCAAGTGAAGCGAGTAGGTTGTTACCCCCTACGGGGGTAATTCAATAAGAAAAAAAAGAGAACACGCATATACATGTTCTCTTATATAACAGAATAACAAATATTTATTCTTCTGTATCACTATCTGTAGCTTTCATCTTACTTAGTTCACCTTGAACACGTTGTATCTCTGATTGCATAGCAGGAAGCACACTCATGAACGTATCAACAAATTCATTGAAGTCGCCTTGATCCTTACATACAGTTGGCTTCTTACCTTTTGTGTCCTCTGTTTTAAATCTGATCTCTCCTTTCTCAGTTTCTATTAAAGATTTTTTGAGAATCTGAGCCGTTGATAACTGTTCGGTTTCATTCGCTATACCGTTATCACGTGCATTGACTAAGATTGCAGAAACTTGTTCTAATTCGTCAACGGGAACGAATTGGGCTCCATAACCCTTTCTGTCCTCAACAAGATTGAATTCTATAGACAAAATATCGTTATGCATAACTAATTGCAACGTATCTTGAAAAATCTCCGTTGCTGAACGTGTTCTTTTATTTTTCTTATTGAATGAAAATACAAAATTTTTACTCATTTTTTTTACCTCTTTTTTATAGTAGTGAATATCCTTCATTGGATATATATATTATAACATGATTGAAGTGTCGTGTCAACACGTGTGTGTTAAAAAGTAAATCTTTTTGATACATACGTTACCCCCGTAGGGGGTAAATGGAAAATAAAAAAGTGAGGTATTCAACTTATAAAGAAGAATACCTCCAAAGATAAAAATTCCAAATACTATGTGCTAGGAACGTCCTCTTGCCTATCGGCTAGAACACGTGCAGTAACAACATGCTTTGATGTGGTTCGAGTTTTGAATTCTCCACTTGCAGTATAGTTATAAACTATTTTGTCACCGTTTCGTTTAGTATATCCTATTTGTAAATCATAAGAATACAACGCACTCCCGTCTGTACGCATATTTGAATTTTTACCAGTCACACCACGTGTCCAGCGTCTTACTACATCTATATTTTGCATATTTTTCCCTTTGTTTGATATTATATAATATTTCATATATCCTTGATTGGATATACTATATTATAACCTCTTACTATACTCACGTCAAGTGAATTGGGTTAGGAGTTACCCCCTACGGGGGTAATGTGTAGAGTTGCCATAATAGCAACTCTTTTGAGAGCCGATTAAAAATTTATTTTCCATACCTTTACAGTTTTTGGCTTCTTGGGTTCTGCCAACACTATTTTGCGTTCTTCCTTTTTAAACTGTATTCTTTTTCGACCAGTTTTTTCACATATAATGATTGTCTTATGTTTATAGTATTCACTCATAAAAATCTCCTTTTGTTGAAGTGATAATATATTATAACACTACTTGCTTGTTTTTGCAAGGTTGTTACACAAGTGATTACCCCCGTAGGGGGTAATGAGAGAAGTGAGGACACGCAAATGCATGTCCTCTTGGTTTTTAAATATTTAATATTTACTCATTCATCTTACCTAGTTCATTTTGAACACGTTGTATTTCAGACTTCATGGCTGGAAGCACGCTCATAAACGTAGTTACAAATACATCAAAATCTTCTTTGTCAGAACAAACAGTGGGTTTTTTTCCCTTTGTATCTTCTGTCTTAAATCTTATTTCTCCCTTTTCAGTTTCGATTAAAGATTTTTTAAGAATTTGTGCTGTGGATAACTGTTCAGTTTCGTTAGCAATACCGTTGTCACGTGCCATACAAAGAACATCAGCAAACTCTTGTAGTTCAGACACTGGAACAAATTGTGCACCGTAGCCTTTTCGATCCTCTACAAGATTAAATGATATACATAATGTGCCATCATGCTCAACTAGCTGTAATGTATCTGAAAAAATTTCTTTTGCAGAACGTGTACGTTTATTTTTTTGATTGAATGAAAATGAAAAACTCATTTTTGACCTCTTTTTTTTAGTAGTGAATTTGTATCCGTTGTTGAATACATATATATTATAACACGTATGTATAAATATTTCAACTACTTTGGGTTAAGTGTTACCCCCGTAGGGGGTAATAAAGAAACAGTTATACAAATAATAACTGCTCTTTTTTTTATTCAACTTTGGCGTGTTCCTCTATGAGCCTTACTATATACTCATCATCTTTTACAAGTTCATCTATATTTATAGTGTATTTACCTCTCAATATAACATATCTAATTAAAGAAACAAGTGTTTCCTTGTCAGATACAACCAAATCTAATTTACTTCTTTGTATTACATTCTCAAGCATGTAAACAACGTTGCTTTTGCTTTTCAAGTCAACTGCAAATTGACTTAAATCGACTTTCTTTTTCATAGGATTCTCCCTTTGGTAGTGATTTTTGAATATAACTTTATGCTATATTATATTATAACACAAATAATCAGATCAAACAAATTTATAGCACATAACATTACCCCCGTAGGGGGTAACCAGATAAAAGCGAGGACACACAAACGCATGTCCTCTTGTATATTTAACTACAAATGTTATTCTTCTTCTTCAATATAATCTTCTTCATTGTAGTATTCATCATTATTTACTTCTTCTACTTCTTCTTCTACAATTAAGCCCATTTCCTTTTGGACTCTTGCAATTTCAGTTTGCATAGCAGGAAGTATAGACATGAACGTATCTACAAACTCATTAAAATCTTCTTTATCAGAACATACAGTAGGCTTTTTTCCTTTTGTATCTTCAGTTTTGAATCTAATCTCTCCTTTCTCAGTTTCTATTAAAGATTTTTTGAGAATCTGAGCCGTTGAAAGTTGTTGTGTTTCGCTTGTGATACCATTGTCCCTAGCGTCAACAAGGACTTGTGCTACTTCTTCTAATTCGCCAGTAGGAATGAATTGTGCCCCATATCCTTTTCTATCTTCCACAAGGTTAAATTCGATACATAGAACGCCATTTTTCTTTTTAAGAAAAAGAGTCTCCTCAAATATCTCTTTTGCAGATCGTGTACGTTTGTTTTTTTGATTGAATGAAAAAATGAAATTTGACATTTTTTTTTCCTTTTTTTTAGTAGTGAATGTGTATCCGTTGTTGAATACATATATATTATAACATGACTATAGTAATCTTACAAGTCTTTTGAGTTAAGTGTTACCCCCGTAGGGGGTAATGAATTAAAGCCCAAACAATTAAATAGTAAAGGCTACATATTAAGTCATTAAAAAAGATTCAATTTCCATTTTTTATTTTTACTGACCTTTGCTTTTCTTGGTTTTCTTTTTGACTCTTTCTTTATATCTTGAATTACAACTTTAACAGGCTGAAAACTCTCCATAGGGACGTTACATCTTTGAGAACACAAACTTGTCAAAGTATCCCTCAACTCTCTGTCATAAACCTTTGTACCGTCTATAGAATACCACTGTCTATCCGACACTCTGAATAAATAATCCCTGTTTTCATAATAGATTCTGTAATGCATAAATTCTCCTTTTTTGTAGTGATAATATATTATAGCATGTATTTTCACACATGCATAAAAAAGACAGAAAGGTTACCCCCTACGGGGGTAATGAAGAAAAAGACCATACTCATGCATGGTCTTAGTATCTAATTTTTATCTTTTAACTTCCTAATCTTTCTACTTCTTCTTTTGTAAGTCTATTTGTTTCCTCAAATAATTCTTGAACCTTTAATGTAGGAACATAACAGAAAACATTATCTTCCTCTGAAAATTCATAACTTTTACATTGAGGGTTTATCATCTCCCCCTCTTTAAAAACAGCGATTTCCCACTCGGTATATTGATTCGCTCTCAATCCATGTTGTCTAGGTCGGCAATAGTTCAGCATGCCGCCTTGAATTGATAGTTGCAAACCGTTACCAAGGTCAATCCTATTCCAGTGAGAACCGTTATGAAAAAGATAATCTGTAAAATGCTTAATACTCATGTTAAATCCTATGTTGAAATGATAATATATTATAACACGCATTGTTCAATCGTGCAAGGGAAAGGGGCAGAAAGTTACCCCCGTAGGGGGTAATAAGGATGAAGTCACATGCGAATACGCATGTAACTATTTGTTTTTATTTTACTCTATAACAATATATTTCAATAATTCTTCTGTATCCCGTTCTGAGACTTCCTCTATAAACTTCCCGTATGGTCTTGTATGCTCATGCACTATCCCGTCTTTCAAAGTGATGTATTTAGTGAATACGGGCACACTATGAAGAAAATTCATTATAGTACTCATAGAATAATTATTGTAAAGATAAACAGTATCTTCAAACTTCATTGAAAGAATAACATTATTATCCTCATATTTTGTAACTGATTGTAATTGCCAATTTCCAAAGTAAGTAAAGAAATTAAACTGATAATGTATGTTACTTTTATCATAATTTACAATGTTCATGTCATAACCATAGCCTCCCTCTACGGGCTCGTCTTTTAATGACATGTTAGTAATTTTTACACAACCGTTCCATGTCTCTATATAATAATCTGTCTGATTACTCATGAAAGCTATAGAGCTTTCATACGCTCTTTTACCTTGTATCGCTTTTTCTTTTTTCATGCTTACTCCTTTATATTGAACAGGTACTTATATTATAACACGTCTAATTAAATCTTTCAATTATATTGAACAAAACATTACCCCCGTAGGGGGTAACGTGGAAGATGCACGATCATACACCTCCTCGCTTTATCCTCTCCAAGAGACAGATATATAAATATATATTTGTTGGCTAAACTCATTAAATTCTGTAGTTATAGACTTTATCTCAACTTTATATTTATCATTGTTATTAAGGGTTAAATCAACAAATGTTAAACTTGCAGATATTATAACACACTCAGTGTCAAAATTATAATCAAATTCAATTTCATCTTCTATGACTTCATATTCTCTTTTTCCAAAACAACTTTTAATAAAGTCTATATTCTGTTCTTTGAAAGAATCTATAAGTTTATTACCTCTTTCGCTTTGGTCTATTTTTAGATTCTCAAGTTCTTCCTCTAGTCTTTTTATTTCATTTTCCAATTGTTGTTTGATTGTTGCTAAGTTTGTCATAATAACCTCTTTGTTTTATTGATATATATATTGTAACACACATACACACGTATGTAAACTAATCTGAAAGAAATGTTACCCCCTACGGGGGTAACGAAAACACAAAGGGAGATTTGACTCTCCCTTATGAAATAAGTTTACACTTTATTGTTCGTGTCCACCCATGCTTTTTTGAAGATAGTTTACTGTCCACAGCTCATGATATCTATCACAAGTAACCATCTCTGGAAAAGTAGATACATGCTTGGCAACAATCCCACACATATTTTCTGGTATCTGTTGATTGTTCCATAGCATTTGTCCGTTTTCATCTTTGGAACAGACAATGACCATACCAAAGGCACAATGGTTAGTTACTAGGCACATTGGTTTATTCATAAGTAATGCGTAATTCCACAATCTTTTTATTAAAAATTTTGTTTCGTTGAATAAATCATCAGCAGTTTTGTTAGGAATCACCTTATTGCTTTTCATTGTTTCATCTAATGCCTCTACTATAGACTTAAGTGCAGGGTGCAATTCAGACTCTTCACATGGCATACAATCTTGTAAATTCATATTTTCTCCTTTATGTTGAATAGGTACTTATATTATAACACATCTAAATTTAATTTCAATTACATTGAACAAAAGATTACCCCCTACGGGGGTAACGGTGCAAAGCAAGGCCTTGACTTGTCAAGGCTTTTGGGCTTCTCAAATATTATTCTATCTCTCTCCACTTAAAGTTGATCATTGTAGGAAATAGTTTTAAAACTTGTTCTTCTATATCCATATCTATATTCAATGGTATCTTAAACCAGTTATGAGAGGTTGTCCGTGTTTCTGTTTTAGTGTATTCTTTCTTTATTGTTGATATAGCATAATGCTCTGTCACTTTTAACTCTACC